ATGTACGGTCTGTTATTGATACTATTCATGAACAACTTATTACTCTTAGTAAATCAATCGGGGAATATTATCAACCCTAAGTAATACACCATCTCTTTACTAAAGTTTTCCACAGATGAAAGACTTCACTCAAGGGCAACAAGTTACTTACAAACAGTTCCAAGGTAAAGTTAACTTTATCTGTGAACACTATGTAACTCTTACTATTCAAGAATGGGATAAACACCCGCAGGAACAAGTTAACTCCCTATGTAAGACTCATCAAGTTAACCTATGTGTATACAGAGAACATTGGAGTGACATACATTTAGTCCCTCCACAGGTTACTAACACTTTTTCCACAGATAATGCGGAAATTGTGGAAAACATTAAATAAACTACTATGTGTTCTTTATCTCTCTCTAAATGTCTTGGAGAATTACACTCTTAGCACGCTTCCTAACAGTTGTCAACCCCTCAGAAATACTCGGAGGATACTCTCATCACCATTGCTAATCATTCCCCTCTGAGGATCATACAGAGGCACTTGACAAACTATCAGATATCTGGTATAATTACCTTGTAGAGGTTCAGAAACAGACCTAGTATCTTTCAGACTTATGCAATACATTATCTACGACAACACAGAGACACTTAGAGCAACATTCGTAAGTGTTTATGACCTTGAGAAGTTCATCGATGGTATTAGAAACTCTCGGGGAGATAGTTACCCAAACACTCCGAGAATGTCTACGTTTGATTACATCAAGACTATCGGATGGTACTGGGAGATAGTTGACAAATCAGCAGAGGTTAGTGTATAATAGCAGAGGTAATCGGAGGACCTGTGAGTAACACTTAGCGGCAGTACTAAATGTAACTTAGGCAGTTATATTGGCCCCCTTAAATATAAAATAAGCCACTACCCTAACCTACAAAGGTTCCCCAAAGCGAGTGTTATATAATATCAAAAATAATTTTCATAAGATCTAAAAAAATTTCTGAGGTAAAAAATGGATGCTAAGACCCGCGTAGAGAGACAAGATACACGAGTATGGGCATTGGAGCAACTAATAAAGTTAGAGGCATTCCTAGACCCTCGTATGTACGAGTGTGCAGATTATTACACATCATCTTATGCATCTCAGGTTGTAGAAGATCTATATACACTATGGGTTGAGTGGAAAGAAGATAATCCCACAAATAATCCCCAAGTAATAAACCGTATGTAGAGAGTTATGTCCCATAGATTCACAACCAAATTAGAAGAAGATGATTTCGGTGATTTAATTCTCACTGTACCTTATGAAGCATGTGAAGAATTGGGATGGGATGTAGGGACAGAATTAGAGTATGATATCACCGAAGATGGCACAGCATTTACACTAAGAGAAGCAAAAGATGAATGATGAATTAGTTGAAGTACCTGTCGAAAAAATTGGAGAATCATTAAAGACTATCAATGAGTGTCTACAAGTACTGGGAAAGCGCCTGCAAGAGGTTGAAAAGTATGTTTCCGAGTTACCCACACCAGACAAGACTTATTACAAACCAGAGGCATATGAGGAGTATATGAATCTGAAAGAAAATTTTGATGAAATCTATAAAAGGTTAGGGAAAATAGAAGATGGGATGTAAGCAAAATATAGACGAATTAGATGATTCTTTAGATCCAATTTGTAATGATAAACATTGTTATAACTACACCGCGCCGAAACCACCCTCAATAGGTACTGGGACAGGTGTGACGTTTTCATTTATTGAATACCCACCTGCGACTATTCGGGATCCTAATTTAAAACACAGTTATAATATTCCAAAAAGGGATAGTAATGCTGTGATGTATAATTCCACCAAAACAGCATATGATCCATCTTTAGGGGCACCACCAGCTATTTGTGGGATGGCAACTAAAGCAGATGGTTGTACGACACTTTTTGGTAGGGATAATTTTAGTACAAGTGTTCTAGCATTTGATTATACTCCTAATAAATTATCATTTGATTTTCAGTATTCAGATGCATGGTTTTCTTATTTGTATGATACAGCGAGTGAAGCAGGTCATATTGGTATAGCAGCATATCATTTAGAAACACGAAACCGTACAACTACAAATACGACTGCTGGCACTCCTGCTAGTGGTACAGAAGGACAACCTGGTTATAATGCAGGCACTCCTGGCACATCAACTTCGACGACTTCAGATGGTGTAAGATGTATTCCTTGCACAAATTTTACTTGCACTCCAGCATCAACCACATTAAGTTATTCTGGAGTTGAAGATTTAACAGATGATCCAGATTGCCCACATCCAGCATTATTTGCTATTTCAAGTGAATCTTATAAGATTGCATTTAGTTATGATGAACTTTCAACTCAAGTACCAAATGGTGTTTTAGGTTTTGAAGTTAGTTATGATGGTGTAACGTATACTAATGCATGGGATACTGGAGAATTAACTGGTATTGAATATGTAACAAGTCAAAATCCATGGAGTATTGATGATGCTGGATTTTCAGATTTTGAAATTTTTGATATTAATGATGGTGTAAATGCAGTTGATTTAAGAGTAAAATTTAGGATTGAATCGATTCTTGATGATACTGTCACTCCTGCAGTAATTACTGGAACTAGATGGATTGCTACTGAGATAGTTAGTAATGGAACAGGATTTTCTGTAGGTCAAGTATTTCCATTAGAATCTCTAGTTCGTCTAGCAGATAACTCTATAGTGACAATGACATTGAATTTAAAGATTACTTCTATTGGTCCTATTGAATCTCTTTCTAGTGCTGACTTTGCAGATATCTTAAGAACTGATGATAGGATTAATGGGCATAGAATTCTCCGTGCATTTCACACTGAAGTGGGTGAATTTCCGTATCATATTGTATATCTTGATGGAAAAGGCGCTAATTTTGTTAAAGATGGTCAATATAACTCAAATAGAAATCATAGTATTACCGTACAAGCAGGTTATGGAATCCCAGATCGCGCAATGCTAGTTGGTTTGTATGAATTTTTAGATAAATCTTTGCAATATGTCACGGGAGATGTCAATCGTAAAGCGCCAGATGTCTTTAATTCCGTTATATCACCGCTTGCATTCATTTCTTTGAATGAAAATGGCGGTGTTTCTGATGTAAATATCTCTTCTGGTGTTTATAGTTTCAATAATATAGATCTTGATGACTTAAATGCTGAAAATGAGTTAGCTGGATACAGTTCAGGCGAAAATATTTCAACTTCTGGGGGTAGTGGAAGCGGATTAACAGTCGATATTGAAGTTGATACTATACAGAATGAAGATGGTGATGGGATGGTTGATCGTATTACCACTGTATTGGTGAATAATCCTGGTACGGGGTATGCTATTGGCGATTTGATCACTGTTTCTGGTGGTTCTGCAAAAATTAGAGTTGGGGAAATCACTCATGGTGGATTTAACTTGGATAAATTAGACGGACCTCCTGAAATAGGAATTACTAGTCCTGCTGATAGTGTTACTGGAATATCAAATAAGGCAACAGATGATGGAAATCCAGAATTTATTCTTAAACTTAGTCCAAGTAAACTTAAATTCAAACTGGTTACCGATGATGGTGGTGTTGATATTGAACCAATTTCAGATGATGGTGGAAATAATGTTTCAGCAATATTAAAAAGTAAGTTTATTGGAGGATCTTTAACTTCGGTAAGTATTATTAAGTCTGGATCTGGGTATAGTGCAGAACAGAGACCTCAATTGGTTCTTGATAACCAACACGAAGAGGTGAAAGAGACTGTTCCTAACGATGCTTATAGGGATGACTTGGTTGGAGAGTTCCAAGGCATCATGAAGGACCTTCCAGAGGGCGATCTGAATGCATCTCAAGGAGACTTGGATGCAATTGAAGACTCTTATGAACAAGTACCCAAGGAGAGGGATAATAATCAAAAACAACCTCCCATGGAAATTAAACTTGATCCAGATAGAACTCGAATTCATCAACGTAGTCAACGTAAATTGACCAAATCACAAACTGATCCATTAAAAAGTACTATTGTGCCCGAATATGACTTAGGATATCTAGATCAGGTTCCACTTCCTTCAGATTATAAAACTGTTATTACGGATGATAAGGTAAGATCTAAAAAAACAGTCATTGATAATATTGATGCTATTACTCAAGAAAAATATCCTGAGTTTGTTGAGTATCAAGAATCTAAAGTACAAACTCAAGTTGGTTCTTTTACTGAATTGCCAAGGGCATCTCAGTTTACTAAATACATCATGCGACAATATCGTCCAGATCCTGCTGAATCAACAACTATTACAGTTAGTTTAAGTTGCACACCTGCTGATATTGGTACATCACATTTTACATGCACTACACCAATAGCACAACCGAATTCATCAACCACGACAGCAAATGCTGATGGATCATCTACTACAGAATCTGATGTATTTACAATGAATCCAGTTATATTGGGCCCTGGTTGTCAATCATGGGAAGCAACTGGTGAAATGATTATCTGGCATTCTTTGAGTCGTGATGCTGAGCTAGTAGTAAAGGCATCTAACGCATTTGGAAATCCGTTTTTAAGTTAAACTATGTCTGGAGCAGCAGCATTATACATGGGAACCTGTAGTGGACATACAGGGGGAGGTTCTGGGTCTACACACCATCCAGGACTAGGTGGATCTATTCTACCTGGTTGTACGATGCCACCTTTGGATCCAAAAATCGTTCCTAGGTCAGTAGGACTTATGAACGCCACTACATTGTGGCCACCTACTCCACAAACATCCCTGAACGACTTAACGAGGACTGTTAGAATTAATCTTCTTGGTCCTATTTTGGATCAAGATCTTTTAATCCCACACCCAACTCCAACTGTACATCAGGTTAACTATACGGGTGTTCCTGATGGATGTCCGCCTGGATCAGTGACAAATCCTGCTCATTGGTGTACAATAGGTACGGCAGGCGGACGTGAACCCGTTGTGGGGCACGCTCGCAAGCTATTTGCTACCTGCAAGACAGTCAGAATCAATGGTCGTCGTGCAGGTAGATTTGCAGATCCCTTTGGGGATTTTTCAGTTGCATTTCCATGCACCTCCGTGGTGACTGGATGCAGTGTAAATGTTTTTATTGGTCTTATTAACGGTTAATTATGGCAAAAGTTAGAAAATCGCTCACTAGCGATAACATGATCGAGAGTAAACCCAAGAAATCCCGTCAGGGTTCTGGGCAGAATACTAAGTATGGTTCTACAAGTAGAAATAACGCTAAAAAGCGTTATCGTGGACAAGGACGATAAATATAATAGTATAAAGTCCTGATAGGGAGATGGCTTTAAAAAATATAGGTGGTTCTAATTTAAAAAGATCGCGAAGTTTTAAAGATTTTGCGATCAATTTTTCTAGGAATCCTTTCACAGACGATCTTTCTATCGTAAATAATGATAACTCCATTAAACAAGCAGTTAAAAATTTAATTTTAACTTCTCCAGGAGAAAAACCGTTTCAACCTTTAGTTGGTTCGTCGGTAAATAGTTTGTTATTTGAACCATTGGATGCATTTACTGCAGACACGGTTGCTGAAGAAATAACAACGACAATCAATCAATATGAACCTAGAGTACAACTTACAAATGTAGATGTTACTCCAATTTTTGAAGGCAATAAATTAAATGTAACTATTGAATATCAGATAGTTGGTTTACCTATTGTTGAAACAATAGAATTTGTTTTACAGAGACCAGAGTAATGCAACCAAATAACCTAACAGCATTAGATTTTGAAGATATTAAATCTTCAATTAAGTCATATTTAAGAACTCGAACAGAGTTTACTGACTACGATTTTGATGGATCGGCACTTTCATATCTAGTTGATCTACTAGCATATAATACTTATTATACCTCATTTAACGCAAATATGGCATTAAATGAGTCATTTTTGCCTTCTGCTACAATACGAGATAATGTTGTAAATATTGCTAAGTTATTAAATTATGTTCCTAGATCTATTAACGCATCTAAAGCATGTTTGAAGTTTGATCTTGTAACTACTGCAGTAAATGGTGAATATCCAACCTCAGTCACTTTAAAGAAAGGTTCTGTAGCATCTGGTGGTTCATATCTTTGGAATATTTTAAACGATATTACAGTTAGTGTAGATCAAAATACTGGTGCAGCAACATTTGATTCTACTATAGTATATGAAGGTAGTTTAGTAACCTTTTCTTATATTGTTAACACATTTGGAAAACAAACATATAAAGTTCCTTCGGAAGATGCTGATATTTCAACATTGGTTGTAAGAGTACGACCGAACGAATCATCTACTCAATTTGATCTCTATAGTCGCGCAGAGACAGTTGCTACAGTAACACCAACAACTCGTTCATATTTCTTATCTGAAACTGAAGATATGCGATATGAGATTAGATTTGGTGATGATAGTGTTGGTAGAGCAGTAAAGGATGGAGAGGTCATTGATCTTGAGTATTTGGTTACATCAGGAAGTGAAGGTAATCAAGTTAGTCAGTTTAATTTTATTGGAAAAATTGTAGACAATTTTGGTAGATCATCCGCATCTACGTCTATTGGTATTACCGTTAAAGATAAATCACAACAAGGTGATGCTGCAGAAAGTATCGAATCAATTAAATATAACGCACCAAGATATTACTCTACACAATATAGAGCAGTTACTGCTCAAGATTATGCGGTCATTACTAAAAATATTTACAACAATGCAGATTCTGTAGTTGCATATGGTGGAGACTCATTGAATCCTCCTGTTTATGGAAAAGTTTATATTGTTATTAAAACTAAAAGTGGTACTAATCTTAATGATGCAACAAAGAGTCAGGTTGCAAATCTTTTAAGACCCTATGCAATGGCATCTATTGATCCTGTTATAATTGATCCTGATGATGTTTATATCAATATAAAAGTTTTTGCCTTATATGACACTGGTTCTGGATCAAATCCATCCGAGATTCAAACTGATATTAGCAATGCAATAACTGACTGGGGATCGCAGACAAAAATTAATAACTTTAACTCTACTTTTAGAGCAGCACAACTTGAGAAAGCAATTACTCTTTCTAATAAGTCTATTACAGATACATCACTTCAAGCAACAATTTTGAAGTACATACTCCCAAACTCTAACCAAACGAACACATATTGCATTGCTACAGGATCTGATCTGTACAATAGTGCTCCTAGTAAAGACGATGGTGATGGAGCGTGTAAAAAAGAACCTGTAATCCTCTCTGGTACATTTAGAACTGCCGATAGACCTGGTGTTGATCAACAGTTTGAAGATGATGGTTATGGAAATTTGAGAAGTTTTTATAATACAGGTATTCGTAAAATTTATACTAATGATGCTGCAGGAACAGTAAATTATGGTAATGGTCAAATTTGTTTTGGACCAGTGAATGTTATAAGTACTGGTCCAACACCACCCCCCACAGGTTCCGTTGTAATCACAGATCCTGACACTGGAATTGGTGATGTTGCTGATAGCACACTGTTATCAACAGATCTTAAAATTCCAGTTCAATTTATCCCTGCCAACAATTCAACTATTCCAGCAACAACTCCTGGAACTATCATTAATATTATTACACCAGCAATTACAGTTGCTCCTGTCGGCACCATTGTTCCTCCCACAATACCTCTAAATAGTTTGACGCCAACGGAGTTTAATGTAACCCCTGCAGTTCTTCAAATTCCCGACATCTCCAATCCTGGTTCAATCAACGATTCTAGTTGCTTCTAAAGTTAGATGAATACAAATAAGGTCTCCCAGTCGATCGCTTCTCAGTCTCCTGAGTTTCTTAAGGCAGAATATCCGCTATTCAATAAATTTATTGAGTACTATTATAAGTCTCAAGAGAAGACAGGTCTAGGTCAAAATATTATTAACGACTTTTTGCAATATCTTGATATTGACAAACTGAATATTAATATTTTGGGTGGATCTACGAAGGTAGTAGAAGCAATTAGTGCAGATAGTAGTGAAATTATTGTTGAAAGTATTGATAGTTTCTTAGATGTTAATGGTTCTATTTTAATTGGTGATGAGGTAATTTATTATGAAAATACCTCAAGCGCACCGAATATTGCTTTAAGTCCTGGAATTTCTTACGATCAAGTAAAATTAAAGTGGACTGGACTTGCTCAAATTATTGATTTATTTGATGGAACTGAAGTTCGTTTCCCTCTAACTTCCCAAGGTTCTCCAATTTCATCACCTTCATCTCAACATCTTATTGTTAGTTTGTATGGTAGTGTTTTAATTCCCAATGTTGATTACACAGTTAATGGAACTGATATTGTATTCACAGTAGCTCCAAGATCTAGAACTACTGGGGATGATAATATTGATACGTATATTACTTTTTTAAGTGGTTTTATTGAAAATGAGATCGTTAGTATTGACGATATTTCTGGATCTTTTGGAGAAGGTGAAACTAAATTTAAACTTACTAGTAATGCTATTAAATATGAACCTATTGCCGATGAATATATTTTAGCAGTTTATGAGAATAGATTTCTTGTACCTAAAGTAGATTTCTTTATTGATGGTGATATATTCATTTTTAATGAAGCTCCATTAAACGGAAGAGTTCTTTCGTTATATTCTATTGAGGCACCAATTCCAACATTTGGTAGTAATGCTGTAGGATATGCACGTATTAACGATACTGGTGAACTCACATCTATCAGTGTTAATAATAGCGGATCTGGATATGAATATAAGTATCCCCCAAGAGTTTCTGTAAAACACCCAGATGGTTCTGGTGCTTCAGTAAATGCTCTTGTGAATGGTATTAAAGACGCAACTTTACTTGACGGTGGAAGAGGGTATAGTGATACAAATCCTCCTATTGTTGTTGTACAAGACCCAATAAATGTTGATGCTGAAGTACCTGAGTTAAAAGCTGTTGTTACCAATGGTTCTATTTCAAGTCTTGAAATTTTAAATTCTGGCAGTGGATATACATTTATCCCTAGAGTTTCATTCAAACAACCAGGTGGTGCAAAACTTGGATTACCTACGATTGCAAGTGGATCTGTTACAGGAACTATTTCAGTATTAAATGGTGGTAGTGGATATACAACTGTACCAGAAGTTTATACCGATGAACCAACAGGAGATAATCCTGTAAAACTCTCTTTACAAGCAGTTCTGACAAATGGAGTTGTCAGTTCAGTTAATATCCTCAATAGTGGTCAGGGATACGAAACACCACCCAGAATTGCAATTATTGATCCTACTGGTGCTCAAGTTTTACAAACCCTTGTTGACGCTGACGGTAGAGTCATTTCAGTTGAATTGTTGGATGGTGGTAGTGGATATGATGATGTACCATCTGTTTATATTGTTGATAGTGAAGAAGATGGTGGAACTGGTGCATCTGCAACTGCCAATGTTTTTAATGGAAAAATTACTGATATTAATATTACTAATTTTGGATCTGGATACTCTTCTTCCAATCCCCCAAGAGTTATCATTCAAAATCCACCAGAGGCAAGATCTTCTGTACAAATTGGATTGAATGAAGTTACTGGTTTCTCTGTCTCTAAGAAAGGGTCTGGATATACTAAAGCAAAATTTGAAGGTTGTGCAAGAGCAGTTAGTGGTATTGTTTCATATAATGAAACTGGGAATGCAGTATTTTCAAACAATACCATAGCAGCAGTTGCTAGTGAAAATACCGAAGTTAAATGTCTCGATGCTCTCTTCGTTAAGAGACTTTTGGACAAATATACCGAGCAGTTCCTTCCTGATGTTCCAGAACTTGATTATACTAAAATTGATGTAAGAAATGCAATTAAATCTGTAAAAGATTTTTATTCTACAAAAGGAACTTCATTTAGCGTTGCATATTTATTTAAATTGCTTTATGGTGAAGAAGTAACAGTTTCTTACCCAAAAGATCAAATTACCAAACCATCTGCCGCAACTTGGTCTATTGATACCGTTCTTAGAGCAACTCTTGTTAGTGGAAATCCTACAGATATTAAGGATGGTCTTTTAACTCAAGAAGAGAATATTGCAGACCCTAATATTACAGCAGCAAGTGCTCTAATTGAAAATTATATCTCAATTAAAACTTCCGATGTTGAACTATTTGAACTTGTTCTATCTGAGGAAACTATTAATGGATCATTTGTAGTTCCTTATAAAACAAAACTTGCAGAACCTCTTGATACAACCAATAGTATCATCACTGTAGACTCTACAATTGGTTGGCCAGAAAGAAATGGTGAATTTATCATTGGTGGTACGGAACTTATTCAATATAAGGAAAAATCCTTAAATCAGTTTATTGAGTGTACTCGTTCTGTAAATAACGTTGTTGAGGATTGGGATTCTGCAACCGAAGTTACTTCAAATCTTGAGGTTTATGTTAATAAAGGAACTCCGCAAGAAGTTATTTTAAATATTGTTGGTATTGTTGATGCTCAACAAACTGTTTTAACCGATACGGGATCTTATTACCTTGGAGGAGATAAACTTAGTGTATCTAAACTTGGTGGTAGTTCTCAAAAACCAGAATTGCAAACTTGGTTGTATAATGTCAAAAAACTTTTAACTGTTGATAGTATTACTTTTGGTGGTGTTGATAATCAATTTGCAACAGTTACTTGTGCAAATTCTCATGGTCTCTTGGTTGGAGATCAAGTTACCATCTATGGTGCGAATCCTATTGTTTATAATGGAACTTTCTTAGTAACATCTAGAGATAGTTCAACGGTATTTCAGTATCAACTCCCACAAACAGCAGAAATTGTACCTCAGGGAAACATTCTTGTATCTGTTGATTTGAATAAAGGTAAGTCTGATAATAGTGCTGTTTTGAATTCTATTGGACCATACACAACCAATATTCAAAATTCTTTCTTCAATACTGACTATGTGTATGTTGCATCCACAGGTATTCCAAATTATAAAATTGGTCCATTTCCAGGATCGGCACTTTTACCTGGAAATCAACGTAAGTTAAATAGATTTCCATTAAATCCTTCAACTATTTCAATTAAGGATATTATTAATCCAGGTCCAATTGGAACTTGGATTAACGGTACATCTGTTTGGTCTTACAAATCTAGTATCAAAAAAACTTTTGGTCCTATTACTTCAATTGGTATTACTAATGCTGGTGCTGACTATGATGCAGCATCCCCACCAAATATCAGTATTTCTGGTGGTAGTGGAACAGGAGCAGCTGCTTCTGTAGTAGTTAATGGATCTATTACAGAAATTTCTGTAGATACTGGTGGTAGTGGATTCACTTCATCTCCATTGATCTCAATTGTTGGTGGTGGCGGATCTGGTGCATCAGCAACTGCTATTGTCACTAAAGGAATTGTTTCTAGTATCCTAGTGAATAATGGTGGTACTGGATATACATCTAAACCAAATATTACTGTTGTTGGTGGCGGTGGCACAGGTGCTACAGCAACTGCCTCGGTTCGTGGTCCTATTCAATCGATTTCAGTTACAAACGGTGGTGATTCTTACATATCTAAACCCGATGTCATTTTAAGTTCTGGTACTGGTGCTGTTGCCCAACCAATTGTTAATAATGGTAGAATTATTTCTGTTGCTATCATTTCTGCTGGTTTTGGATATACAACCGCTCCCGAAGTAACTATTCAGGGAGATGGTTTTGGTGCAATCGCCCGCGCAACAATTGATGTTGATGGTGAAAATGCGGGTAGAGTAACTAATATTGAAATTATCAATCGTGGTATCAACTATACTCAAGGAACAACATTAATTAATCTTACATCTGCAGGTTCTGGAGCAACTTTTGAACCGCAAGTATTTGAATGGAATTATAATTTACAAGAAACTACAACTGTTGATTCTGCAAAAGGTTCGGTATTTTCTGGATTTAATAGTCAGTATGGTGGAGAATATGCTCATATATCAAATCCTCAAAGATTGAGATATATTCTTGGGGATAATTTATTTGAAAGTGTAACAGGTTTAATTTTAGAACGAGATAATCAACTAGATCATTCTCCTATTATTGGTTGGGCATTTGATGGAAATCCAATTTATGGTCCTTATGGTTATTCGGATCCTACGGATCAATCATCAAATATTACTCGCCTTAATACTTCATATAGACTTAAAAATAATTTAGTTTATAATCAAGTCTCAAATCCAACTCCAGTGAGACAGTCTGGTCCATTGCTTTCTGATGAAGCGGCTGGTAAATTTGTTGAAGATTATGAATATTCTTTTGGATTAGGTGATCTTGATCAATATAATGGTCGTTTCTGTAAAACTCCAGACTTTCCTGAAGGTAGCTATTGCTATTTTACTACAATTGATACTACTGAAAACGGAAATCCAGTATTCCCTTATGTTCTTGGTCCTAGTTTTAATTCTATTGTAGATTCTTGGAATATCAATAAAGATGCAATTCAACAGAACATTCCTACAGGTGTTGTAAGATATCGTGATCCTTATGAGAATGTTGACATTGATGTTGAACGTGCACCAAATGCCTCTACAAATGCACTAACTCTTGAAAATGGTGATATTCTATTATTTGACATTGAAGATGAAAATAGAGATGGTATTATCAGTCAAGATGAAACTGATGATCCAGATCAAATATTTGAAGAATCTCCATTGCAATTATTTGATTATTTCCCATCGGTAAGATTTGATTCCAAAGTTGATATTGAAGTTGAGACAACTACTAAATTTGAAGATGCTTCTGTTAGTGGATTTATTATTGAAGATGCTGGAACAAGTTATCAGGTTAATGATATTCTAACTTTTGATAATGCAAACACTGATGGAATCGGTGTATCTGCAAGAGTTTCTAAAATTACAGGTGAAACTATCAGTGCATACGGTTTTGAAACTTCAGGTGACGATTTTACTGGTAAAATTACTACAAGCACACCTCATAATATTGTTTCTGGAGATACGGTGTATGTCTCTTATAATCCGATTATGGACGAGACAAACAAACAGTTTTTTGTTAGGCAATTTAAAGGTATTGAAGAAATTGTCATTAATCAATCTGGTTCTGGATATGATTCTGAAATTCCAACAACAGTTATTATTGATGGAGATGGAGAATCTGCAGAACTTAGTGCTGTCGTAAATCCTACAGGATCAATTACCAATGTTAATATTGTAAATTCTGGAGTCGGATACACTACTGACCCTAGAGTTATTTTAAGTCATCCACAAATCTTTAAAAAAGCAAGTTATTACGTATCTTTGATTACTAGTCAAAATTATGTAAAAGTTAATGATGTTATTGTTAATGATGAAAAGGATGTTTTCTTTTGTGGTAAAACTCTTGATACTAATGGAAATGAAGTTGCATTCCTATCTAAATTTTCAGAACTTGGTGTTAAGGAGTGGGAAGAAACTCTAGAGAGTCAAGATGGTGAAACATATACTGAATTTGTTAAACTTGATGTGAGTGGAGATGATATTTGGGTAGTTGGTCAAAATAAACCAAATTCAGCAATCCTTACTGCTTATAATCCTGATATTATCTTAGCAAAATATACTCAATCGATTGATGGATTGAGTGCAACCTTGAATTTTCAGAAAGGATATTCTGGTATCTCAGGTTCTACTAGATCTGACAATATTACAACTATTAAAAAATATTCAGATTCTCGTTATATTATTGGAGGATTTACTAATACCAATTCTGCCAATCCACAAGATGCTTTTATCGCATCAGTTGATCCTGCAGGATCATTTGCTGCTAAAAGGAAAATTGCATCTGCTTCTGGATCAGAAAAAATTACTGATTTGATTATTTTGGACGATGCAGTTTATTTTACTATGGAAACTGCAACAACTGATGGTAATGCAGATAGTAAAGTTGCTTTTGGTAAGGTTCTCATCGGAACTTCTGTAATTACAGTTGAATGGATTAAAGAAATTAATAATACTGCATATTCTTTTAGAGATACTAGTTTAGCAGTTGATGAATTTGATGAATTTTATATTACTGCTACTTTAGCACTTAAGAGTGACAATAATACAAAGGATAGTTTCTGGATTGGAAAACTCGATACTTCTGGAGATTTACTTTGGAATTACAGATATACTGTTCCTTCTGGTAATTCTATTGAACTCGCATCTAGATCCACGATTGATATTTTTGGTGATTTAAATCTTGCTTATACCAGAACCGATAGTACAACAGGATATAAAACAATTGACACCGCTAAAATTGGATATGATGGTAAACTAAAGAAGCATACAAATACAGAATTCAACAAGAACAATATTGAAGGTATTACGGTAAATGCAATAACATCAGATAATTCTGGAGACACATATGCATTTGGTCAAACTTCTTGGAATAGAAATGAAGTTGTTTGTGAATTTGCTTCTGATGCTACTGATAAAACTGATCATTATACATTAGAAACACTCAGTGCTACCGATTCTGTTAAGTATGAAGGTGGATATGCTAAAATCTTTGGTTTTGATCCCACAGGTTCTAATTCTGCCTGGGTTAATGGTGCAATCAAGGTTCCTGGAAATGTCCTTGAAGAAAAACTTGGTGATGATTGGACAATTGAGTTCATGCTCCATAAGGACGCTACAAACTCTCAAACACTCTCTCAGACTCAGCAGACATTAGTTGCAATTGGAGACGCTACAGACGCTACTGGTGGTCTCTGGATGTATTATGACATCTCTAGTGGAAGATTAGAGTTGGTTGTTACTAACAATTCTACTACCATCAATTCTGCTGGTGGCGCTCTTCAGTCTACAGAAACTACACTGTATGCTGATGATAGTTGGCAATTTATTGGACTCAAGAAGTCTGGTAATACCTTTACTGGATATGTTAATGGTACACAAATCATTAATGGTGTTATTGCCAATACCGATCTTGAAGACAAGAATTTATATATTGGTAATATTCCTGGTAAAAATGGAACGACAGGCGAGTTCCGTTCTAATGAGCAAGGTCAATTCTATATGGATAACCTTGTAATCAAGAATAGAGCAATTACACCAGATGTTCCTTCTGATGTTACTACCATCCCACCTGTTGCATCTTATGCTTTAGGATTCACTTGGGCTGATACTGCATGGTTTACAAGTCATACAAATCGTTATGATTATATTGATTATGTTGGTTTTGGTATTAAAGTAGATAAAGAATCTGATTCTGAAAGACTAGGTGACCAAGGTGTTCAAACAAATACAAATATTGGATTTGTTAGAACTGAAATTGCACTAGTAACTGGAGTATCTTTAACCAATACTAATCTTGGTTATTCGTTAGGTGGGACAGGGTTACAGGCACTTGATTTTGAAGATGCCACAACTATCATGATTTCAAATCCATCTGATGTTACATTGGTTTACAGTAGTGATATCTGGAGTGCTAGAACTGCAACTGTACCTTCTCCTGGTTCTAGGAAACTTTCAATTTCTGCGAAAGTTAAAAATCGTTTTTACATGAAGACAACTTCTACTTCTAAAATTGATAACGTTCAAGAACTTACACTCAACCAGAAATTCAATATTACGATTGGATCAAAATTAGTATTGAATAATGATTCTGGAAGTTTCATTAACAGTGGATATGTTCTTCGTGTTGATAATACTACTAATAAAGTTTATCTTGCTGTTAATAATAATGCCTGGTCTAATGATTTGAATACTGGTTTGTTATCCACAACCAGATTTGATGAACAGAGTACTTATGGTATTACTGGTCCTGTTGTTGCAGATGTAAATGAGATTTCTGAATATTATTTCTCAAACATTGTTAATACAACTCCTGGAACCTTTGATATTGATTTGAATGATTGGAACTTAAATAGAACTGCAAATACTGGAAGTGGAGACTTAGATACTTTTGCTAAGTTTAAACCCTTTGCAGAAGATGTGTATAGTGTCAGAATTGATGAGATTTCTGGATCTTCTTCCTTTATTACTGGATCTGTTGTTAGTATTACTGCATCCGACATTTCGTTTAATGCTGCTAAAACAACAGCACAGATTACTAATTTGACAGGAGTTACTAAGATTACTCTTGTTGCAAATCTAGATAAAGTCTTACAAGTAACATCCCTTGCTAATACTGATGAGGTATATGTAATTACTGGAAGTAGACATTATCTATCTCTTGGTGATAACATTTATGTTGATGGAAACCCAAGTCAAACTGTTAATTCTACTGTATATGATGAGTATGATGGATCGTTCACTGTTAATACAGTTGTAAGTAATAGAGAATTTACTTATAAGTTGGATGCTGTTGCGTTGACAGCGCCAGCAACCATTCCTGCAAATGTTAATATTTTTGCCAAATCACCTGTCTTAAAGATGTATTATGGGCACCAATATCGTTTTGACTTAAGTCATTCCTCGATGGTCGGTGCAAATCTTTCTTTCTCTAAGGATAATCTGTATAAACTTGAATATTCTTTCAACTCTATTGAAAGAATCGGAACTCCTGGAGTTACAGGAGAGGGTCAAACCGCACCAACAATTAAGTTGAAGGTTGACAAAGATGTTGTTACTAATATTTCATATTATTTTGATCCATCTAGAACTGGGGATGATTCTCCTATTAATCCAAATAGTTATTTGGATATTGTTGATTCTCCATATGTCGGAACATTTACTGTTAGTGAAGTTGATGGTGCAACTATTACATCAGGTGCAACAATCTTCAAATTCCCTCTAATTAATGAACCAGAAGGTTCTGCAAATACTTCTAGAGCATCTTATACTACAAGTTCTGTTAAAGCAGTTGGTTCAATTGGTGATATTAGATTAATTAACTCGGGTGGATTCTATTCTAAGTTACCAGTTGTAACTGGGATTCTTTCCTCTAGAAAAATTGAAAGAGTTCAGATTAATGAACCAGGAACTGAATATTCTGTTGGTACATATAACAGTGTTCCTATCAGCGGCGATGGTGAGGGTGGTTTGGTTACTGTTGTAGTTGCTAATGGAACTAATGATGACGGAGATGTCATTCCTGGTCAAATTCAACAAGTTGTAATTACATCTCCTGGAAAGGGATACACTACAGCAACTATTGATGTTGAGTCGATTAGCGGAATTTTAGGAGCAGGATTGACTGGATCTGGTGCTGATATTGAGGTTGTGATTCCTCCATTTGGAACTGGTGCAGTAGTATTTGCTAAAGGTACTAATGTTGGTAAAATTAAAAAATTAAAAAATAATAATTTTGGTTATGATTATCCACATGATTATACATTACGTCCAGAAATTACATTCCCAATTAATGCTCAATTAACCTCTACTAGTATTTTGGATAGTATAACTGTTACTGATCCTGGTTCTGGATATTCTCAGGCACCTGCAGTCGTTATTACTGGTGGTGGTGGTTCTGGTGCAATTGCTGAGGCAGAAATTAGAAACGGAAGAATCAATCAAATCGCTATAAAAGATCCTGGGGCTGGTTATTCTTCTGCACCAACAGTTTCTTTGAGATCTTCCTTTAACTATGTTGTAAACCTTGATCTTGGTCTGCTCCAGTTTGCATTCCCCCATGGAATCACAAATGGTTCTGAAATTACTCTCAATGTAGTTGATACTGGAGAAGGAGTAGAATTCCCTCTTGCCTCTGGTGCTGTTGGTAGATTGAACGCTTCTACAACATATTACGCTATTTCTGGTACAGCAAACTCTCTTGAGAATGATCAATTAAAACTTGCTATCACACCAGCAAATGCAGAATTGGGTGATTCTATTGCATTTGCTAATGCTGGAACTGGAAGGCAGCAAGCATTAACAGAATCTTTTGGAGCATCTGCTACGGCAAACGTAATTACCTCCACTTTCTTGGAAGGAGAACTTGTATATCAAGGTGATACTCTAGAGAATGCGACTGCTACTGGATATGTTTCTACAAATGAAGGTTGGCAAGTTGGACCAAGAGTTCTTAAAATTGTTGACTATACAGGATCTTTCGCTCAAAATCAAAGTGTTACTGGTAGTATTTCAAAGTCTTCTGGTGTAATTAGTGATTTGAAGATTGCTAAAGGTGTTTTGGAAGTTGGACCGATTACCAAGACATCAGGTCAATTTATTGACGATGTTGGAAAACCATCTGAAATTATTCAAAAAATTCAAGACTCTTACTATTACCAAGATTTCTCCTACGCTGTTAAGTCTTCTGTATCTATTGGTGATTGGAAAGATATTCTTATTAAAAATGTACACCCAGCATCATTTAAAGTGTTTGGTGAACTTAATTTAGAAGAATATGGTCGCACTGCCAATAAAGAGATTGATTTTCAACTTACCAAGTCGGTCGAACTTGCTAGAGATGCAACAGTCCCCAATATTCAAAGTTTTGCTCTTGCAGAACCTATCTATAGTGAGTTTAATAATACAGAGGTCCTTTTCCGCCAAAAACGTCTTACTTCATCAGAAAATATTCTGACCTCTGTTGTACAAAGACTTGATGATATTTCAAATCTTTTTGATGGTGAAAGGACTCAATTCCCTATCACTGTTAATAGTGCTAATGTGATTGCAAATGCAGATCAAATGTTGGTTGTTCTTAATGGTGTTGCACAAACTCCAAATACCTCTTTTGAAGTGCAGGGAGATTCAATTATATTTGCTGAACCACCCCAACCTCCCGCAAGTGTTAAGTATGTTAATGTTGGTATTCAACTAGTTGCAACTAAAACTCTTAGGTTCCCTCCTAATAGTGGTATTTTCCCGAATATTGGAAATGTATTAACTGGAATTGCTTCTACAGCAAGACTAACTGTAACTTCTGTTGCTGGTAATACTATTACTGGTTTTGTTACGCAAGGAACATTTATTCTTAACGAGCAATGCTTTGTTAGTGCTACTGGATTCTCTGGAGCACTATTAGAGGTTACAGATGTTACTAACAATGGTTTGTTTGAATTTAATGAGAACATTACAAATCTTACTGGTAACACTGCACTTGTTGAAAGTATCAACTTAGAAACGGGTCAAGAGACTCCTATTGCAGAACTTCGTTATAGTATTGGTGCTGCATCAACAAATATTGAAGTTGTCTCTCCTAATTCATCAACAGATACTCCTGTAACTGAAGGCACGTTTACTATTGGTGAAAACTATCAAATTGCTTCTGAAATTTTCAGAGTCGATTCTATTTCAAATGGAACTGAGTCAACTATACTTGTAGTAACCAGAGGGCAACTTGGAACTACAACAATTTCGCATCAAGAAGATACTCCATTATATTCTACTGAAATTGAAGTAACTAATGCGTTAACTCTCAGTAAAACAACAGGTACATATCAGTCTACACCTGGTCTTTTTAATATTCAAACTGATGATACTATTATTGGTGCTAGATCTGGTGTTGTTGCTAGAATTACACAAACAAGTGCATATCAAGATCCAGTAACATTAGAGTTTATTGAGCAAGTCAATATTTCTTCTGGTTCATCTTTCTTTGGTCTTCTCTTTAACAGATTGACTTCAGTCACATATCCAAATGTTATTATTGATGATATTTCACAATCTCAAGTAAGCATTGTTGATTTTGACGATAATCTTACTGCGTTTGATTCTAAATTCCCTGCCAATGAGTCAATTAGTAATAATATTTTAACTTATGACAACCCAAGTGGTGATCTTGTTGACAATGAGTTTATTCGTAATTATAAAATCCGTTATGGTAGCAATAGTGGTGAGTTTATTGTAGGTGAGAACTTTAAGATTAAGAAACTTACACTTACCAATGAGACTGGTAATGGATTCTTTACTCAGGGTCAAATTATCAGAACCAGAGATACTAAGGCAGAAATTATTGGATATAGTCAAGCAAGAAATACAATTTATCTTGGTAAGATCGGTAGATCTCAATCTACGGGTCAGGATTATCATACTGCCACATTTGTTGCTGGTGCTCAACTAAACACATATCATAAAAAGTTTGGTTCTAGTTCCTTAGCACTTTCTAAAGGCGCTTCTACCCATCTCTTTGCCAGTGGGGTTACTAATGCAATTGTTGCTGGTGGTGGTGCTACAGGATCATTTACTGCTGCTACAGGCACTACATATGACCCATTTAGTGGTGATATGGTAATTGAAATTGGTACTCATACTTTGACGACCAGTAACACAGTTACCATTGCTGATAGTGGCGTTAGTTTTACATGTGATTCTGATAACAATACCAATACTTATGATTATCCCAGAGCAAGTGATCCTGCATCTGGATCTACACTTAACATTACTGCAGTAACTTCTACCACAATTACTGTAGATGTTGGTGTAGTTCCTGTTGACGAATATCTAACTATCCCAACTTCTACCGAGTTTGGATTTGCTTCAGGAGACTTTACTGTTGAAACTTGGATTAAACTGAACAGTGTTGCTGCTGGTAGTAAGACTATTTTTGATATGAGATCTGCTGCAACTGAACTTGCTCCTTATCTGTATGTCGATGGTGCAAATATTAAGTATTACAATAATGGTTCTGTAACTATTACGGGCGCAACAACTCTTGTAGTTGATACCTGGTATCATGTTGCTATTTCTAGAAGTGGTACTGACACTAAGTTGTTCTTAAATGGCACTCAAGAGGGTAGCACATATACAGATTCTAGCAACTACGGTTCAACAAAACCAATTAGAATTGGTGCTGACTATGCAGGTTCTGCTGTTACTCCTGGATATTTTGACGACTTTAGAGTTTCTACTAATGCTCGCTACACAGCAGACTTCACCGCTCCCACAGGCATGTTCCAAGGTGATGCAAATACCAAACTCCTCTTCCACTTTGATGGTGCAAATAATCAAACATATACTCAAGATTGGTCTGGTGGAGAATCCTTTACTGATGGTGAAGAATTCAATAATGATGCTATTGCAGAGACTTGGAAAGTAGGTTCTTCTAATCTTCCTTCTGGATTTGCAAATAGAACTCACAGATACTACGATGCCGCAACATCTGTGCAGCAAAACATTGAACTTCTTTCTGAAGAAGGCAACTATGCTGCAATTCAAGCATCTCCATTCCAGTTTGATGCATTACAGTCTCCAACAACATTAACACCAGCAACAATTTCTGCTTCTTCTTACTTTGGTAGTGCTGTTGCAGTTTCTAATGATGGATCTACCGATAGAATGGTAGTTGGTTCTGAAAGATATAATAGTTACAGAGGTAGAGCATATGTCTATGATCTGAACGGCGGAAATGAAGTTGTCCTTAATGCTTCTGATGCTGCTGTTGATGATTACTTTGGTGCTTCTGTTGCTGTCAATGGAAATAAGATTGTAGTTGGTGCTCCTTACAATGATGATGGTGGTGATGGTTCAGGTTGCATCTATACTTACAACCTTGATGGCACAGGCGAAAATAAAATTGTTGCTTCCGATGATGCGGGATCAGATAACTTCGGTATTTCTGTTGCAATGACAGACACTTACATCTTTGTTGGTGCTTCTGGAGTATCTACTGGTCAAGGTGCTGTTTATCGTTTCGATCTAGACGGCACTAATCAAGTTAAGATTCAAGCTAGTGATGGTGCTACTGGAGATGACTTTGGATATAGTATCGGGGTTGGTAGCAGTCGTCTTATAGTCGGTGCTAGGTATGAAGATACCGAAGGAAGTCAATCTGGTGCAGCATACGTTTATAACTTAGACGGAACTAATGAAGTTAAGATTACTGAAACTGATGTGGATGCTGGTGATAACTTTGGTGCAGCAGTTGCAGTTGGTGAAAATAAAGTTGTTATTGGTTGTTCTTTATATGATGGTGATGCAAGCAATGTATCTAACCAAGGTGCAGTTTTTGTCTATGACTTAGATGGAACTAATAAAATTAAAATTCAAGCATCCGATCTTGGACAATTAGATCAGTTTGGTCAGTCAGTTGCTGTTGGTGAAGGAAAGATTTTTGTATCTTCTCCTTATTGGGATGCTGGTGGTATTCAAAATACTGGTCAAATTTATGCATATAACCTTGATGGTACTAATGAACAGAAATTGGTTATGCCATCTGCTATTGCTTTTGACAATATTGGTTATGATGCATTAGCGGTTGGTTCTGATAGGATTATAGTTGGTGCTCAGTTTGCTGATCCTAATGGTCAAAGTTCTGCTGGTGCTGCATATTTCTGGAAATATACACAAGAACTTACATCTGTCGACTTTACTGGCACATACAGAACAATTCTCCAAGAATTGGTTCAAGATATGCGTAATGGTAGTAATAGTCATGTCTGGGATGTGTCTGCTGCTCTCGTAGATAGAACTGGATCTAGTGTTAGTGGTATTGTTGGATATACAACAGTTGATGATAATCAATTATTGACTGGTTTCCAAACAATTCAAGGTCATATGAGTTCTATCGTAAACTATGTGCCTATTACTATTGCGGGTAGTCATGGATTGACTCAATTCACTGATGCAACAGTCACGGATTCTTCTTATGGTACACTCGCTGAATTGACTGCCGCAGCAGGAACAACTTATAATGCATCGACTGGTGATATGGTTATTACCTCTAACTCTCATGGACTGACGACTAGTAGTCTGATTAGAATCAAACCTGAGTCCTTAAGATTTACTTGCACTAGTGATAATAACGAATGTGTTCTTGCTCACCCCCGTAAGAGTGATACTACTGCATATAACAGGGTTCTCAAGGTTACTGCGGCGGATACAAATACATTCACTGTTAATGTCGGGGCATCTCCTGTTGGTCAACAATATACACACACTTTTGCTAGTGCTGATACAAATGGTATTGTTGTTCTTGGATATACCACATCAGATTGTGCGGACGTTGTATCCACAGTCAACAACCTTTTAGATATCACTGAAGACACTATTAGTGAAGCAATTGGCACGACTTCTAACGCTGCTAATGGTGACCACCTTGCTACAATTACTAAGGTTACTCCTGCAGTTGAATTTGTTGGTGCCGCAGTAGATGCGTTCTTTGAGAATGAATTTGCTGGAACATATCATGATGGAACCGACGATTTTGTCTATACAAATCAGATTGGAACCGATGCCCGATATCGATTCCGTGATGCAGCAAACTTAATTCGTGCTAATAGTTCTGTAATTGTAGACAAAGCATCTGCTGATATGCTTTCAAGATATCCAGATCTTGCTAATGAAATGCCAAGAAATGTTAGTGGCAGTGATGCTGGCACTGAGCGTTGTAAGACTGATTTAGCAATCATTGTTGGACAACTTGCTAAGGATATTGAATTTGGTGGTAATAGCAATACAGTTACTGCTTCTAAATTCTACCTTAATAGTGTTAATGAAATTCAACATATCAGACTTCAGGTATGGCAATCTGCTTATGCCCATGAAAGATTGGGTTACTATATTAAGCAAGCGATCAATGGTGATCTTGATTATACTAATACTGATAATATTATTACTAGTGATTGGGGGATTACTAATGATGCAGGACAATGTGCGAATGTTGCATCTGCTGTTGATACTTTAATTACTACTATCAATGATCTTATAGCTCCAACAGGAAATGATTTCAATATTGCTGCAGATAGATTATATTTCAATAGAAAGTATATTGCAGAAGAAATTGTAGGTCGTAATAATGCTGGTCAAAATGGATTACTTGGTGCAGAACTAAGATATACCATTAATAGTGGTACTTTTACTGCAATCACTTATGATCGTCCCGAATTTACCACTTACATTAAAGACTTTATCGTTGCAATGATTTCCGATCTTCAAACAGGTGGTGATAATAGTACTATCGCCCAAATCCAGAAGTTCTTATCTTCCGATCTTAAGATTTCAGATGATATTGATACTAAGTTGTTTGCATTCTTCTATACTCATGAGCAGATTAAGATGCTTTCTGAGAAAGCAATTCAGAATCTTTTGTATACTGCAGGATCTTCCGTAAGTGGTGATCAATATGCTGCAGTACATACAAATGACTCTGCATACAGAGATGCTGAATCTCCAACTGACATTACTGCAGTATCTTGCAGAATGAGAAAACTGGTTGATATTGGTCTAGACACCATTATGCCTGGTGATGTTGAAGCGCGTGGTGCAGTTAAGAATATTCTTTATAATGAGAACTACTATAAAGCAGAAATTGCGTCTACGGTAAACTCTCAGTTTGGATCTGGTTCTTGGATATATGATTCCTTTGTTACGGATATTATCAATAATATTCAATATGATATATTCACTACAGATACAGGTAATACTAGAACTGCATATACAGTAACTCTTGAAACTTATAGTGGAACTTTTGTTGCTGGCAACACTATCACAGATGGTACAAATACTGCAGAAATTTTGTATGTTTCTGAACCCGTTCTGATCATTGGTGCTGTAACTGGAACAGTTTATTCCGCAGGTGCTTCTCTTTCATCTAACGGTGCTACTGGTACTATTGTTAGTGGAGGAATTACTACAGCACACGAATGGTATGAAAATATCAGTAATATTAAGACCATTGAAAGTGCCACTACAATTTCTTCTTTGATTGAAGGTTCTGTAGTCAATACCAATCTTTGGACTCTGCCTGAGCAGTTTGACCAAAACTGGACTACAACTTTAAGCACAGTCACTGCAAATGCAGGTACATCTCCAGACTCAACAAACACTTCAGATAAAGTTGCTGTAACTGAAACCACGGGTGAGCATTATATTGAGAGAACTTATGCTTTATCATCCTTTGATACTCTTGATAGCACATCTACTAAATTTGATAACGATACAGAAACATTTGACACTGGTGCTACTAATGCTACACAGACGTTTACATCATCTATGTTTGTTAAGGCATCGGAATATAATAATGTTCAATTCTCAGTTATCTTAGATGGAGGAACTGTCAATGCTAAATTCAAGGTTGATCTGAATACTGGTACATTAGGATCATTGTTTGTTCAACCAGGCATAACAGTTTCTGATCATGGAGCAATCCCATTTGGTGATGGTTGGTTTAGAGTGTATATTACTGCTGAATTTGGTTTTGGTTTCACTACTCTCAAAAACAAACTTAATGTTCTTCAGAATACCACACAAGTTGATAATTATGCTGTTCCTTCTGGTGGTGCTGGTGGTGTATTTGCCTGGGGTGCTAAACTTACAAATCAAGCATTAGCAACATATGTTGCTGTCAGTGGTCAAGAATTTTATGCTAATGCAGAATTCAATATTAAGAAATTTGCTCTCGATCTCATGCAAGATCAATTTGGTCTTGCATTGAGCAATCTGTTACCAAGTCCTTCCACAAATGCATCATTCTATAAATTTTATGATGCTGCTGCTGCCTCAAATTATAATACAGATACAATTAATGCATTTATTAGAGTTAGTATTGATGTCATCAGAGAGCAGTTAAAATCTAGTCTCTATTATACTACTATTACTGAAAATAATGGATTGACAATCCCCGTCAAAACATATGGCGATCGTGATATTCCTGTTGGTATTAGTGGTCAAATTATTGGATCTGACTACTTCTATTCTAGTGATAGAGATTTGTATGCAGAAATTCAAACTGTAACTGAGAATGAAGCAGAAATCGCTAAAGTTTATAAGAGATTTAGGATTGATGGTGATATCACAGATGGTCCTTATACCATGAATGAAACTGTTCAGAAACAGGGAGATGCTTCTGTTACTGGTGTAGTTTACGGATTCTCTTCGGACGCGAACTTTAAGTATCTTGATGTTGCTGTAACTGGTGGAACCTGGGCAATTTTGGATACTATTGAAGGTGCTACAAATACAACAACTGCACAAATTAGTGCTATTGAAGATCGCTTACATCTTATCAATATCAGAGGGTCTTTCGGTCCCAATATTCCTTTCAAGGGATATACAAGTGGTGAAACTGCGGATCCAGTTTTATTCACTCTCAACCAAGCAGCAGTAACAAATAATACTGGTGGTAAGTTGACAGTTGATACTGAAACTCTTTTAGGTTCTTTAGAAGTCAACTCTGTTCTATATCCAGAGTCTTCTAGAGAATATTTGGAAGTCTCTAAGTATAGTGGTCTTGATATTGAGGTGGGCGATCAGATTGCATCTATTGGTTACACTCGTTTAACTGTTAGTGTTGCTGCAAGTCTCAATATATTCACTGTTGGTAATAGATTATATCAAGTCTCTGGTGGTGCTCAGAACACAGCAGTTTATGGTGTAATCACTGAAGTTGATCTTAATAATAACTATATTTACTATGTCCCAGTTCAAGGAACATTTAGTAGTAGTCAATCAATCGGTGATTATGGTTTGAGTGGAGTTGTACAACAGGGATCTGCAACTATCAGTAATGTCACTGTTGTTGATGGTGGTGCTTCTGGCAGAGTTCAAGATGTTCGTGAATCTGGTTTAAATAAGAGATTGTATCTTACTGATATCTCAGGAACATTTAGTGGGAGAGATGGTATTAGAGGTTCTGATAATTATCGTGCTGCAGTTATTTCTAGGGAAATTCTTAAGGGACGAGTAAAACGTTTCTTCAAAGGATTTGATGGAGTTCAAACCACATTTGATCTTACGATTGGTAATGGTACGCAGTATCTCCCAGATCCTGCAGGACACATGCTCATCTTCATTAATGGTGTTCTTCAACCTCCTGGTAGTGGTAACTCTTATAACGCATTCTCAGATAAAATTCAATTTACCGAACCACCCGATTTAGGATCTTCTTTCACAGGATTCTATATTGGTAAATTAAGACAACTTGATGATATTTCTTTTGAATTTGACTCTTTACGCCAATCCTTCAACCTTAAGCGTGATGATATTTTCTACTCCCTTACGCTTACGGACGGTGTTCAGTCTAGTGTTATTAGACCCGAAAATAATATTATTGTTTCTGTTAATGGTGTTCTTCAAGAACCTGGTGTTGGTTTTGAGATTGTTGGTTCTAGAATCATTTTCTCTGAAATTCCTCGTTTTGGATCTACATTTGTAGCATTCTCTTATGTTGGTTCTGAAGCAGACGTTGATGCTGATGTTGTTGTACCGCCAGTTGAAGTGGGAGACTTTATTGATATTGAAGGTGAGATAAGTGATCGTGAAGTTGCTGTTATTGAATCTTCCAACTCCTTAATCACATTCGATTATCTCGGATCTGTATTTGGTCAAAATGCTGATGCTGCTGCAATTTTAACTAATGGATATATTGAGAAAGTTAACGTCACCGCTGGTGGATCTGGATATACATCTAGACCTGTTGTAAGACTTGATTCAATTTCTGGATTTGATGGTCAAGTTAAAGCTCTTGTGGGTGTTGCTGGCGTCACTGTTTTAAATAGTGGATCTGGTTATTCAAATCCATCTGTAGATATTGAAACTTCCGTTCCTGATGATTGGACTGCTCCAGACCTTTCCTTATATGGTGCTGAAGTAATTGACCCTGAAGTAATCTCATAAATAACTAAAAATTGTAGCGAGTAATGGCTAAACAATCCCTAAACATTGGTACTGTTGCCAATGACAATACAGGTGATACTCTAAGGAGTGGCGGTGATAAAATTAATGATAATTTTGATGAACTATACACCGCCATTGGTAATGGAGCCACTTTAGGTATTTCAGTATCAAATCCAGCAGTGGGTCAGGTTCTGACATACAACGGGAGTAGTTTTTCTCCCTCAAATTTTAATGCACTTACCTCAGCACTAGATGTTTCTGGTAATTCTATTATTTCCTCATCTGATGGAGACGTTACCATTGTTCCAAATGGGACAGGTGATTTTAGAGTTACTGCTGGAAGTCAGACAACAATTTTTGATGGTGCTACAGGAAATGTTTCTGTAGGTTCGACTATTTCATATAAAAATGAATATACTGCATTAGGTAATGCTCCTAGTGCCGCATCTACACCTGGTTACTTTTTTACCGTTGATGGTGACGATAACCCATATGTAAATATGAATATCACTTCTGGTGGTATTGGTGATAGTAGAGTAAAACTTCTTACTGAGTATTCAGGGATTGATACTCTGTCTGATGTTGATATTACAACAACCGCTCCTACTACCAATCAAGTATTGAAGTGGAATGGAACTAATTTTGTTCCTGCTGATGATGTAGCTGGTGCTGGACAATCAAATACTTTTGCAACTATTTCTTCAGATTCTGGTAGTACTACCGCAAATACTGTATCGGATACATTAACAATTGCTGGTGGTACTAATATTACTACAGCAGTTGTTGGTGATACTATAACTGTAAACTTTAATGGAACTCTTACTACAACACTATCAGCATTAACTGATACTGATGTTTCTGGAATTACTCAGGGAGATTCCTTATATTGGAATGGAACTAATTGGGTTGTTACTAGAAGTCCAATCACCTGGTGGGAACTTGGTGCTGATGGAGCAAGTCATTTTACAATTAATGGTCCAGGTTTTTCTGCTGCTACAAATGATCCGACACTCTATGTAATGCGAGGTATGACTTATGCATTTGACAATAGTTCAAATGGCGGGTCACATCCATTCAGAATCCAACAATCTCAGGGACTTTCTGGAACTGCTTATACTACAGGTCAAAGTGGTAGTGGAACAAATGTCTTGTATTGGACAGTTCCAATGGATGCTCCAAATACTCTATATTATCAATGCACCATTCATGCACTTATGAATGGCACTATTAACGTTATCGTCTGATATAAATGGCTAGAACTGTTCCTGGATCTGGTGCTGTCATCGAACCAATCTTTGATGAGATTTTCGGTGTCCGTGCGATAAAAGTAATAAATGGTGGATCGGGATATGATCCTGCAGATCCACCTAGACTTACTGTACAAGGTTGTGGTACTCCTGATCAAGAGTCTTTACTATATCCAATTATTGATAGTGCATCAGGAAGAATAACTCATGTACGAGTTCTTGAAAGGGGTAGAGGTTATGATCCTCTACGCTTACAATTTTTTCCTGAGCAAGAAACACCGAATGTAATTTCATCTTTTAATATAAACAGAATTTGGCAACCTCATCCAAATTCATCCACTATTGGAACATTTACTGTCGATACGGATAGACTCCGTATTCAATCTGATAATCACCCTAAACCTACTTGGTCACAATCTGAGGCAATACCTGGTGGTGGACCTCTTATTGATAGAAATTTTGATCAAACATTTGTATATCGTGGTGGTAAAGATGTTCCAAATCCAGGAACTAGATCGGAACAAACTAATAAAGTAACTGGTATCCTTGCTAATGGAGGTCTGCTCCACACTCCAGAGTGGGGTACTGATGGGGGATCTCCTACTAACTTTGCTATCGATTCTGTAAAGTATGATTACGTAAAGAGTAATGATGTATATGACACAGTAACTGAATCTAACGTTCAATATTATCAGTCTAGCAAAACCCTCGATCAGTTTGCTCTGGAGAATGGTGTATTTGATTGGGGGAAATTAAAACAATTCACTTGGAACATTAAAGTAGAGTATGGCAATATCATGCTCCCTATTAATAATATTGATGAATCTCTTGGCGATATTGAAATCGGTAGAATTGTAGATGAAATTTCTGGAATTGCCAGGGGTGAGATTGCTAAAATCGTTAGAGACTCTAATAATTTAATTACAGCAATCTATTTAAGAGATGTATCTAGTGGTTCTGCATTTGAAGATGGTGATAGATGTCTTGGATCTAATGGATTTACATTTACAATTAATTCATCACCAATTTCCTTGAATGTTTATTATATTGATTTTGGAACCGATGCTGAAAAGTTTGGAGCCTTTACTCCAGGTCAGTATTATTTGGCACCCGAAAATATTAAGGTAAAACAAAATTATTTAATTAAATTCAATCAGTCCGACTCATCTAATTCTCAAGGTGTAGGACATCCAATACAGTTCAGCACAACTGCTGATGGAATTCATAATAGTTCACCTGGAACTTTATATTATCAGAGTACAGGTGTTTCTTCTGCTCCTGCAGCAGACTATGAAAATGAGTTGCAACCGATATTAATAATGAATTCGGATGAATCTAATAGAATCTATTACTTCTGTAAGCATCATCCCAATATGTCGGGTCATGATGATCATGAAGGTTATATTACCATCGATACTGATACTAGTGCTGAAACTATAATCAATAACTACTATGCTGAAGATTTTTATCAATCAGATTCGGAAAATCCTAACACTATTGACAAGTCTAGACATGTAGATGGGCACTCTAAGATTCTTGGTATGTCCTTTGATGGATATCCCATTTATGGTCCTTATGGATATAATTCCAGTGGAAATGCTGCTAGGGAAGTTTCATCTTTCCGACTCAGAACCACTGCAGAACTTCCTGGTGCAAGACCTCAGGTAAATACCGTTTCGACAGTTACTTATGCAGTAACAGTTTCTAATGGTGAATTTTTATTTGATGGATCTAGACCAAATTTCTTGTCCCTTGAGAGGGGTAAAACATATATTTTTAGTCAAAATGATTCCTCTAATGATGCACAGTTTTTATTAATTAGTGAAACTGATGATGGTTGGCACAGTGTTGGTGATCCACCAGCAATTGGACAGACTTCATTCTTGTATACATTGGGCGTTGAATATTATATTGATGGATCTGCAGTTTCTACATTTGCAGAATATGTTAGTGCCTTTAATGGTGCAACTACAAGAGAAACTAGAATTACTGTTCCTGTTACAGCACCAAATACATTATATGTTTTTGCTTATACTAGTTCTAATCTAGGTCTTAGAACTGTTCAAGTTGGTTATGTTTTGGGGGATTTGATACAAGATCATATTTACGATTCTTCAGTTGGAACTTTGGATGAGTTCAATGGTAAGTTCGGTGTAACACCCGAATATCCTAATGGAACATATGCATACTTTATGACTGAAGATAGCAGTGGAAATCCTGTATATCCATATACTATTGGTCCTAAAATGTATGGGAGTCCTTTATTTGAGGGAAATGTAGTTCCTGATATTGTCGATGTTTTTCCTGACGGTGCGGCAGGTAATATTGTATTGACTGATACAGGAGAAGTTTCTTATATTAAAATGATCAGAAATGGTGATAACTATTTTGGACCTACAAAGGCTAGAATATTAGGTGGTGAAGGATCTGGTGCAACAGGTTCTTCTACGGTTCAAACTGTTACTGGACTGACATTACTTAATGCTGGTAGAAGTTATGCTTCTGCCCCAACAGTTATTTTTGAAGGTGGCGGTGGACAAGACGCTCAAGGATCTGCAAAAATTGATACTACTGGAAAGGTAACTTCTATTAGTATTGCAAATAGTGGAGAGTTTTATCAAGAAGCACCATTCATTCTAATTTCTGGTGGTGGTGGTCTTGGCGCAAAAGCAGTAGCAACTATTGATCAGGGACAAATCACATCAATTACTGTTACTGAAGAAGGAGAAGGTTATACGTCACCTCCAAATATTATCTTTACAAGATTAGTTAATCTCAAACGAAAAGCTGGTGCTCGTCAAGCAAATAATGCAACAAGCATTTATATCAGTGGATTAACTAAGACTATTACTCCTTCTGACACAGAAATTTTTGTAAAATCTACAAGTTCTTTTCCTGGATCTGGAGAGTTTATTGTTGGGTATGAAACTATTTCATATACCGCAAAAACTGATAAGAAGTTTAGTGGTCTTACCCGTGGTGTGAACTTTAATTACGATCAGAGAATTATTCTTGATACAAGTCAGGACAATCGAGTTGGTGTGTCAACATATAAATTTAATGTTGGTGATAGATTAATTCGTAGGGTTGAGAGTTCAACAAATAAAATTGCAAAAGTTTATGATTGGAATCCAGAAACTAGAGAACTCTTAGTAGTTTTTGAAATTGATGAATTGGCATTTATTGATGGTGGCATCGCAGCAACTGAAGACGCCACAGTTCAATTTGACGCTGGTGTTGCAAATAGCAGCACATCAGCAGACATTACACCAAACCCATTACTAGTTACCGAGAGTGAGACTGATATTATCACATTATTGACCGCACCTATATCAACTCTTACTAATAGAGTATTTGAAGATAATGATGAGCAGGATGGTGCTGGTGACGGTATTGCTGATTTGGTAAATACTGGAACTGAATTTGAGAACCAACTCAATTTAGATGGCGGCATTTATAATTCTCTTTATGGTATTGAAGAGACCCAAGGAGGAACCAACACCACTTTATTTGCAGTCGGTGATGCAATTAAAGATGCTACGGTTCCATTTAAATATGCTGGTGTTGACACCGCAGGTGGTTTAAATGAAGGAACAGATCACAATTCTATTATCAATCTATACTTGGATGGAGGATCTGGAACTTATAGTGTTAATGAGGTTGTTACTGGAGGAGTTTCTGGAGTTGCAGCAACAGTAGTTTCTTGGGATTCTACAAATAAAGTGTTGCAAGTTCAGAATGTTGTTCCTTATAACACGGGCAATGTTGCTAAGGGTGAACAAGGTATTTTGTACGAATTTTCTGATAATAATACTATAACGGATTTTTATATTCAAAATCCTGGTACAAACTATACAGGAGCTCCTACAGTTGCAATTGAGGATGTTGGGGATATTCAATGCACGGGCACTGTAAATATGACTACAGCGGGAGATCAGGTTGCTTCTATCACTATTAATAATGGTGGGTATGGAATAAATCAGTCTGTTGATGGGACATATAATTTACATCCAACAGTTACATTCACAAATGCTGGTGGAGACTCTACAGGTTCAGGTGCTGTTGCATATGCAATTATCGGTGGAGAACTTTTAGATGGAACTGGTGGAGCATCTTATAGAATTAAGAGTATTGATTACCTAACTGGTGTTCGCTCATAACTCTCATAAATAAACAAGAGGACAATAGTACCCTAGGAAATGGCAGCCCTATTAACTGATCAATTTAGAATTTTTTCTGCGAGAAAATTCATTAAGGCACTTGAGGGTCCTGACGCAACTCAGAGCGATTCTGCGGCAGGATCTAATAGAGATAGACTGTATGTCTTTATTGGAAGATCTCAACCTTGGGATAATGAGAACTCTCCGCCTCAAGCGGTAGACTCATTCTCAGAATTTTCTAATTCTTATGATGACATGATCTCATTAAAAAGAGTTCTAGCTTCGGACACTGTTCAGGTTGTTCGTAGAATTGACTGGGTTTCTCCTGAAGAAACTACGGGTGGTTTGGGATTTACATATGACATGTATCGTCATAACTATTCTCCAAGTAAGACTGCTTCCTCTGGTGCTACCAAATTATATGATGCAGACTTTTTTGTTGTGAATTCACAATATCAAGTTTATAAGTGCATCTACAATGGTACTGCCCCTTCTGATCCAAACGGTAAGCCTTCTACTGTTGAACCTACTGGTACTTCAACTTCCATTATCACAACTGGTGATGGTTATCGTTGGAAGTATATGTATACGATTCCTGTTGCATCGGTCTTGAAATTCTTTTCTAATGACTATATGCCAGTTTTTACTAATACTGCGATTCAATCTAACGCTGTTAGCGGAGAGATTGATACTGTTGTTATCAATGCTTCTGGTTCTGGATATAATAACGGAACCTACGACAATGTTGCTATCAACGGTGATGGTGCTGGTGGTCGTGTTTCTATCGTTGTTGACGGTGGTAAAATTACTTCTGCTACTGTGACATCTGGCGGTACAGGATACACATTTGGTCAAATTAGTATTAGTGCCATCACTGGCATTGGTACAGGTACTGCTGGCGAAGTTGATGTTGTTATTCCTCCTCCAAATGGTCATGGATATGACTCAGGAGTAGAACTCGGTGGTTTCCGAGTAATGATTAATGCCAAACTTTCTTATGATGAAGGTGCTGGAGACTTCCCTATTGATAACGACTATCGTCGTATTGGATTGATAACCAATCCACTCAAATTTGGAACAGCGGAACTTATTTCTGACCTTACAGTTTCTGCTGCAAAAGCTCTTATTTTCTCACCAACATTTCAAGGTAACTATGTTCCTGATGAAATTATTACACAAACTCGTGTAGTTGGTGGAACAAATGTAACTGCTCGTGGTCGTGTAGTTTCTTGGAATGCTACAACTAAAGTTCTGAAGTATTATCAGAACTCTGTTGACGGCATTTTCCCTGAGGTTACTGGTACACAAAATGAATTTGATGGTTCTAATGTTATTAGTGGTGCTACCTCTGGTGCATCTGGACAACCAGATGTAAATTTCCCTACAGTCCCAAATTCATCTTCCAGAACTATTAATAATACTGAATATGATTTGGGTATGAGATTTAATGCTGGATTTGCAAAACCAGAGATTGAACCAAACAGCGGTCAGGTTGTTTATATAGATAATAGACGAGCAATCAGTCGTGCAAACGACCAGGTAGAAGACATCAAAATCGTAATCGAGTTCTAATGGCACAAAACACTAATCTAAACGTCACCCCTTATTACGACGACTTCGATAAGGATAAGAATTTTTATCGAGTCTTATTTCGTCCTGGGTTTCCTATTCAGGCAAGAGAACTCAGCACAATGCAGAGTATTCTGCAGAATCAAGTAGAGTCTGTTGGAACACACCTCTTTAAAGATGGTGCGATGATAATTCCTGGTCAGGTCGGTTATGACTTGAATGTGCAGGCAGTTCTTGTTCAAGAATCTTTCTTGGGTAGTGATGTTGAAACTTACAGAACTCAACTAAACGGAACAATTATTGAAGGTCTTACTACTGGTGTAAAAGCAAAAGTTCTTTATAGTATCTCTGCATCAGAATCTGAAAAAGGGTATATTACTTTTTATGTAAAATATATCGACTCTGGAGACACAACTTCTGATACTGGTCTCAAAACATTCCAAATCAATGAGCAGTTGGTTACCGATAAAGAAATTACATTCGGTTCAACTCTGATTGAAGTTGGCACTCCATTCGCACAACTTCTTCCTGTTAATGCTATTTCAAAAGGATCTACAGCATATATCAGTGATGGTGTTTATTATATTAGAGGTCATTTTGTAAATGTTCCATCTAAGTATCTTATTCTTGATCAGTATGGTAATAATCCATCCTATAGAGTAGGTCTTGATGTTTTAGAATCTATTGTCACCCCTGAAGATGATGAATCTCTGAATGATAACGCTGCAGGAACTTCAAACTATTCTGCACCTGGTGCTCATAGATTTAAAATTCAAACTCAATTTGTAAAACGATTAATTACTGATGAAGCAGATAAAGACTTCATTGAACTTTTAAGAATTAATAACAGTAGAGTAGAAAGTTTCGTAGAGAGAACTGAATATAGTGAGTTGGAAAAATCTCTAGCTCGCAGAACTTATGAAGAGTCTGGTGACTATGTAATTGATACCTTTAATCTTACGATGCGTGAGCATCTTAACGATGGATTTAACAATGGAGTCTATCTTAGTGGACAAACCTCGGATCAAGGAAATCCTGCCTCTGATGAGAAATTGGCAATTGAAGTTTCTCCTGGTAAGGCATATATCAGAGGATATAGAACCGAATTTATTAGTCCTAGGTACATCGATGTAGATAAACCAAGAGATTTTGAGACCCGTGAGAATGGCATTATCAACTTTAATCTTGGTAATTTTGTAAAAATCTATGATGTTCATGGTTGGCCAGAAGTTTCTGGAGATGGTGTTAGTGATGCATATCAAATTCTTAATCTGTATGATGATTGGGCACCAAATGCAACTTCTTCTGTTAAGTCTGGTGCCAATAGAATTGGTAGATGCAGAGTAATCCAGTTACAAAAATCCAGCAGTGCCTTAGCTGCAACTTCACCTTTTGGAATTCAACCAAATATTACTGGTGGTGTTTATGATCTTTGGTTCTTTGATGTTCAGATGTTTACTGTTTTAAACATCTCTAATGCAATAACTTATGTTTCTGGAACTAAAGTTCAAGGTAAGACCTCTGGTGCAATAGGTTATATTGCAGATACTGGAAACAACACACATTATGTTTATCTAGAGCAAGTAAGTGGTAATTTTACCAACGGTGAACTTTTAACTATCAATGGTAGAGATTCTGGAACATTAGAGGCAGCACATAGTTATCAACTTTCCGATGTAAGATCGTCTTTCGGTCTTGACAGTGTTAGTGCTGTTAGATTTGGTGCAAACTGGATCTTGAATGACTCCCGTCCTATTGAATCTTCTACGGTAAACATTGATGAGACATCTGGCGATGTTCTTACTGTAGATACTATTGTTGGTGGTACTGGATATACAACTGCTACAGGTATTGCTACAACTGGTGGTGGTGGTTCTAGTCTAACTGTAGATATTACTGCGTCAGCAGGTGTTGTTACTGCAGTAACTGTCAATGCCCCTGGTACTGGTTATGCAGTTGATGAGACGATTACGATTACAAATGCAAACGCATCTGGTATTGCCACGATTGATACTATCAGTGCTGCTGATGGTAGCAGGACTGCGGGTACATATGCAATTGGCGCATCAGATTATAGTACTGATGCTTCTGGTAGTGGTGCTACTTTCTCTATCGTAGTTGATGGATCTGGTGCTGCAACTGTTACTATTACTGATGACGGTACTGGATTCGTAGTTGATGAAACGTTTACAGTTGTTGATGCACAACTGGGTAGTGGGGGAGGTGCTTCTCTTACCTTTGATGTTGCTACAATTCATGGTAATAGTGCAACTTTTGATGTTGCTACTATTGGACATAACGATATTAATGGTTTCCGCACAAGATTTGAAAAAGATCTGAGACCTGGTGATGTAATTACTCCAACAATTTCTGATCTGGAAGGTACAAATACTATTCGTGTTGAAAGGGTCGATCCTACTGCTATTGCAACTACTTCAACAAATAAAAAGTCTACAGTTCCAGCAGGAAATGAAATCTTTAATTATGCAGATCAAACTGCTAGATTGGACAATGCCTTAAAAGTTGGTACAGTAACTGCAGGTGAATATGGAGAATTAGTTAGGTTACGTCCGTTCATTTTCCAAAAAGATTATCAAAATGGAGAACTTTCCTTTGATCTCCCAGAAGATACAATGAAGTCTTTGGACGATGAATCATTCTTTGTCTATAGAAATTTTGCATCCAAAACTGTAACATCTGGTTCTATTACATTCACTCTTCCAGAAACTGAGGCATTTGGAGCATTATCTGGAGACAACTATATTCTTACAATTACTAATAATGGAACTTCTGTAATATTCTCTGATGGTGAAAACGTAGATATTGATGCACAGTCAGACGCTGGTGTTCTATCAACATCTTTTGGTTCTGATAACCAGTCATTCTCCATTAGTGGTCTTACTGGAGTTGCTACAGTAACTCTTACTGCATTAGTTTCTAAAAATACTGTTGCTAGAAAGATTAAAACTGCTTCTAAAATGAAGGCATTAAAAGTCTTCAAAACCACTAGTGATGTAGACACGCAACCGACTGGTCTTACTTATAGTGCTCTTTATGGAACTAGAGTTGAAGATTTGGATATTTCATTCGGTGTAAATGACGTTTATAATATCCATGCAATTTATGAATCATTTGATGATGAAGATGCATCTTCCCCATACATCGTTCTTACTGAATCAGTATTCTTCGCTGCAAGCACACTGATTATTGGTAAAACTTCTGGTGCTAGAGGTCGTGTAATTTCATTCTCTAACGCAGATTTAAAATTATATTATGTTGCATTGAATGAAATTCCATTTATTACGGGTGAAACTATCAATGGCGAGAACTCTGCAGGAGATCCTATCACTGGTATTATTGATGATGGTGAGAATTCTGTATTTGTGGGCAGTAAAGTTATTACGGACCAGTTTGAACTTGAACCAGGACAAAGAACTAACTTCTATGATGTATCAAAACTGATTCGTCTTCCTTCTACAGTATCACCCACGAGAAGATTACTTGTAATTTTTGACTTCTTCACTCATGAAGCGTCTGGTGATTATTTCTCAGCAGAATCTTACAGTGGAATTAAATATAAAGAGATTCCTAATTATAAATTGGATGGTTCTATTAAGTATATTCGGGATCAGATTGACTTCCGTCCTGCTGTAAAGGAACTTAGAAATGGTACTGGAACAGTCAGTGCTCCCTACTATGTTAACTGTACAACTTTTGACTTTGTTTCTAGAGTCTTTAGCACGACAGGTGGATCTGGTGGTTCTACCATCTTCGATATTATGCAAGTTGACTCCTCATTTAGAGCAGACTATGCATGGTATCTCCCAAGACTTGATAAACTATATCTCTCTCATGATGGTGAACTGATTATAAGTAAGGGTGTATCTGGATACTATCTCATTCCACCTCCAAAAATTGAGAATGCCATGCTTTTGGCAACTCTTGAATACAAACCATATGTGTTTGATCCAGAAAGGGATGTTTTGATAAGCACTGAGGTTATTCGTCGTTATACGATGAAGGATATTGGTGATCTTGAGCAGAGACTTACTCATGTTGAATATTATACCTCACTATCAATGCTTGAATCTCAAGCAGAGAATACTAAGACATATGATGAAAATGGTTTTGATCGCCTGAAGAATGGTTATGTTGTTGATGATTTTACTGATCATACAACTGGAGATATTTTAAATCCAGATTATAAATGTTCTCTGGATTTCAGGGAGGGTCAATTACGTCCACAGCACTACACAACAAATGTAGCACTCCAATATAATGAAACAGATTCTACAAATATTGTAAAAACTGAAGGTAATGTATTGATGCTTCCATACGAAGATCTTGCACTTATCACACAACCATATGCATCTAGGACTGAGAATGTTAACCCATTCAACGTGTTTACCTTCATTGGTCGTATTGACTTGACACCTGCATCTGATGACTGGATTGACATTGAGCGTTTGCCTGCTCGTGTTGAAAATGTTGAGGGTGACTTCTCTTCTGTTTCTAGAGACCTTCAGATTGACCAAAATGGTTTTGCTCCTGTCCAATGGGGTTCTTGGCAGACAAACTGGACAGGTGAAACATTAACATCATCTTCTTCGCAACGATCCACATCTGGTACATATGGAATTGGTCGTCAGTTAGGTCGTGCAGGTCATGGTCAGCGTCGTCAAGGTTTGTTCTATCTACATGAACGTCGTACATTCCGTGTTGTTAATAATCAAGCACGTCAAGGTATTCGTACAAGAGTTGTTCCTAAGATTGAGCGTAGATCTTTAGGTGATACGATTCTTTCTAGAAGTACAATTCCATGGATTCGTTCTCGTAACATTGGTTTCAACGTTGATCGTTTGAAACCTCGCACCAGAATGTATGCATTCTTTGATGGCGTTGATGTAACCAACTATCTTACCCCTAAAGTAATTGAACTTATCAAGAATTCTACATCAGATTCTAGAACAAATGAAACTCCCTTTGTTGTTGGTGAAACTGTTATTGGTGGAACTTCTGGTTGTCAACTAAAGGTAGTTGCTCCTGATGATGGTTATAAAACCAATCCTTACGGCAGAGGAACAGACACACTTCCCACATCATACGCTTCTCAAACAGCACTGTTGAATCATGACATCACTGCAATTTCTGAAACAGTATCTCCCGACTTCTTTGGGAATATGCAAGTTGGTGAAATTTTAGTCGGTCAAACCTCGGGTGCTAGAGCAGTTGTTCAAGATCGTCGTATGCTATCTGATAATGTTGGTAATTTGCAGGGCACATTCTTCGTTCCTTCTCCTAAGAACGATGCAAATCCACGTTGGGCAACAGGTACTCGTTCATTCAGATTTACAACATCTGATGAAAATAGTAAAGCGCCAGGTGCAGTAGACTCTTCTGCTGACACAACATATTCTGCAACAGGAACATTACAGACAGTTCAAGAAAATATTCTTGCAGTTCGTAATGCTGAAGTTGTTAGAGATACAGTTAGTGAAGATAGAGTTGTACAAACAACCAGAACAGAAACACGCCAGATTGGTTGGTATGATCCTCTTGCACAATCATTTATTGTTGAAGAAGAAGGTGGCGTATTCATCTCATCTGTAGAAATTTTCTTTAATACAAAAGATACTAATATTCCAATCTCGATGCAGATCAGAACAATGGAAAATGGTTATCCAACAAAGACAATTCTACCTTTCTCTGATGTTACCATTACACCTGATCAGGTAGAACTTTCAGAAACTGCTGCAATCCCGACTAAGTTTACATTTAAAGCACCTGTTTATATTAAGTCTTCTGTTGAATATTGCTTTGTTCTTCTGTCAGACTCTAATGAATATCAGGTCTGGATTTCTAGAATGGGTGACGTTGATATTAGTGGTAATAGAACGATCTCAGAACAACCTTATGCGGGTGTCTTATTCAAATCTCAGAACGCATCTACATGGACTGCTGATCAATATGAGGATTTGAAGTTTACGGTTTATCGCGCAGAGTTTACACAAACTCAAGGAACGGTTGCTCTTAATAACGCACCGCAAGGTAGAGGTAATGGTGGTGTACACAGATTAATTGATAATCCAATTCAAACTATTAAACCAAAACTTGTCCTTACTGCTGGTCCTACTGGTTCTCAATATACTTTCAGTATTGGTGCCCGTTTATTACAACTCACTTCAAATGCTGAAGCAACTGTAGTTAGTTCTACAACATCATCATCTGTTGCAGATACGATTACAGTTGATGATGTATCTGGAAATTGGTTGGCAGGAAGTAGTACTACTTTCCTGTTAAGATCTTCTGAAGCACTTGCAACTATGGTTGTAGGTAATGTATCTGGAACTCTGGAGGTTGGTGATATTGTTACTGGTGCAACTTCAGCATCGGTTGGTATTGTTAAGACCTGGGATGGTTCTACTAACTTAGTTCTCCATTATATTACAGGAGCATTTACAGATACAGAAACTTTAAATGAAACAGGTGGTTGGACTGCTACAGTGACATCTTCGACAGAAAGTGGTGACTCTTTTGGTTCTTACCTCTCTGCTGCACCAGTATATGCAAATGATGAGAAAGAAATTCTCGTGTATCATAGAAATCATGGTATGCATAGTAGACAGAACAATGTTAAAATTGAAGGTGTTATTTCTGAAGTTTCTGATACCTCATTAACAAGTGCATTAGCAGCTGCAGCAACATCAATTACTGTAGATAATGCGAATGCGTTCCATAAAATTGTAAATGGTGCTGCAATTAGTGATGTAAATCCAGGATATATTCTGATCAATAATGAAATTATAAAATATTCTGCCATTTCTAGTGATGGGAAAACTATTACTGTTGCTACTTCTGGCAGAGGCACCAATGGAACAGCTGATGTAACACATGCATCTGGAGACATTGTTAAGTGCTATAATCTCGACGGTCTTCCTTTGATCGATATTAACAAGACTCATACAAGTCTTGAGTGTCCTTGGATGGATACTTACATGCTTCAAATGGCAGGTGTGGCAAATGGTGGTATTCGTGCTGGTGGCAATCAAGTATATGCTTCCCAAAATGTTCAATTTGAAACTCTTACACCAACTGTTTCTGTCATGAACATGCCCGAAACCGACATCACTGCTAGACTTAATACTACTACGGCAACTTCAGTTGGTGATGGTGGTGGTGAAGGTGCTTCCACCCCTCGTGATCAAGCATCGTTTGTTAATGATGGTGCTTATATTCCTATCACATTGAATGATCTTAACTTCTTCCCCAATCCAAAAATGGTTGCTTCTGAAGTTAATGAAAATTCTAAACTTGATGGTCAAAAATCATTAACTATGCTTATTGATTTGTCCACCACTAAGTCATCACTTTCCCCTGTTATTGACTTAGATAGATGCTCATTAATTACAACGAGCAACAGAATTAATGAGTGGCCAGGTGGTTCTTCTCCATATGGTCAGCAAGGTCAGATTGATCGCGCACAAGATGTTTCACAACTTCCAATTGGCGATCAAAATGATTGTGTATATATTACGAGACTTGCTCGTCTCATCAGAGAATCTAGATCTTTAAGAGTTGACTTCCAGATGTCTCGTCCACCTGAAGCAGATGTTAGAATTTATTACAGGGCATTTGGCACTGGTACTAATGATGATATTGATTCTATTGGATGGACACAAATGAGTAAACCACTTCAATATGATGATTCTCCTAATGAAGAAATCCTGTGGAAGGATTATTATTACGAAGTAAGTGGTTTGAACTTTAATGCATTCCAACTTAAGATCGTTCTGAGATCGTCTAGTCAAGCGAGAGTTCCACTAATCGCAGATTTACGTGCCATCGCACTTGCAACCTAATGAGTGATTTTGTAGATTTAATACCAGTTGAGGGGAAGGAGGATCTCTATAGAGACCCTTCTTCTAATGCTATCATTAAAGGTAGTCAAGATGAATATGATAAATATATGACATCTTACAATAAGAGGCAAAAAGAAGAATCTGAGAAGAAAGCTTTACAAAAAGAGGTTTCTGATCTAAAATCTGAGATGGGTGATATCAAATCACTATTACTAACGTTAGTCCAAAATCAAAATAAACATCATGACAATTGAACAAGTTTCCCAACCAGAAATGCTCCGACAGTTTAAGGACCGTTTTTCTGCATTGATTGAAGAAAATCAGAAACTAGCAGAAAAAGTTAAGGAGAATGAAGTTACTGCATTGAAACTCCAAGGTGCTATTGAAGCACTAGAGTATTATAATAAAGAAACTATGTCCGCACCACCTGAAGAGGATGAGGAAGAGGATCTTGCGGTAGGAACAACAGATTAATCAAAGAGGGGCAATTGCCCCTTTTTTAATGGCATAAATAACTTAGAAGCATGTTCTCGTAGAGTTGTCGTAAAAAATGGCAAATAGAATTCAATTAAGACGTGGTGGCGCTCAGGAATGGCAAAACGCGAATCCAATTCTCGCTCAAGGTGAATTTGGGATTGAACTTGACACAGGTCGTATCAAGATAGGTGATGGTGTCACATCTTGGAATACCTTGAGATATGAACGTCCTATCGAGTCTGTATCTAATACAGCAAATACTCTTGTACAAAGAGATGCTGATGGTAATTTCTCAGCAGGTACGATTACCGCAACTATCATTGGTAATGCGTCAACATCTACTAGACTTGCTTCTTCTAGACAAATTCAATTAGCTGGTGATATTGAAGGATCTGAGATTTTTGATGGATCTCAAAATATCACGATTACTTCAACTCTAGACTTACTACCAACTTTACCTCATCACGATAATACTGATACATCAGAAGGAACATATACTAAGGTTGTAGTAGATTCTAAAGGTAGAGTTAAAAATGCCTCCAATCCTACAACTCTTTCTGGATATGGTCTAGACACTAATATTGAAGGAACTGGTGCTCAACCATATGATCTAGATCTTGTATCACTTGCCGCTCTCACTACCAACGGTATGGTCAGTAGAAGTGCTACCAATACCATGGTAACCCGCACTATTACTGGTACATCAACAAGAATTTCAATTAATGATGGTGGTGGTATTAATGGTAATCCCACCATTGATATGATTACTACTGCTGTAGTTGATGGTGATTATAATACAGAATCTCTCACATCAGTTTCTGGTCTTGGATCTAACGACGAACCATTCGGCACGGAAACTGTAAACGCTACGAAATTTACAGTTGATGCCTATGGCAGACTGACAAGTGCAACAAATGTACCTATTGCTACTGCTACCGAGGGTAGTAAGTATGCGGCATATGAAGGAGGTACAACATATGTTAGATATAATATTATTGAAGATAGTAGTAGAATATATCAAGCAATTACAGGAATTGCTGCAGGTGGTGGTGCTCCAACCCATACTGATGCTTCAGATGCTGGTGGATGGAGATACCTCGGTGCTGCATTAGTAGAGCAGAAAGGACTTGCTTCTTTCGCACAAGAAGATTTTGATGTTGACAGCAACGGACATGTAACTATTTCTGCTGTTGGTGTTGATAATACACAATTACAAAATAATAGAATTTCTTTTGCTGATGGAACTACAAAAGAAGATTTTGAACTTGATCAAGAACTTACTGCAACCACTGGATACAGAGGATTCAATTATCTTAACTATCTTAAAGTTAATGATACGAGCGGTAATCTACTTGTTGGCGCTAATAATACGGGGGACAGCGGAGCTGGCGAACTTGATGTTAATGTACGGTCGTATTTCTCTGACCCTGATATTACTTTTGACGGTGCTCTTGATCAGACACTGGATAAAACTGGGGATGGGGACCTTACCTTCCAGTTAACACAGAATACTGCTACAAATAGAAACTTTAACATTCTGACAACTAATGCTGGGTCTGGATCCAGCAACATTATTATTACTGCTGAAGATACTGTACAGATTAGTGCATCAGAAGCAACTGGTAAAGTCCATGTAGAAGATTATAGATTCCAGGAAAACTACCTTGGTACTACTGATGCAACTATGCATCTTGATCCAGGCGATGACCGTGCAGTAACTGGTCTTGTTCGTATTCATGGCAATCTTCAGATTGATGGTACTACAACTACAGTCAACTCTACACAACTAACTGTAGATGATGTCACCATTCTACTTGGTGGTGATACTGTTCCTACAACCGATGACAATTTAGATCGTGGTATTGAATTCAACTATTATGATACTGAAGCACGCTTAGGTTTCTTTGGTTGGGATACTAATTATTCTGATTTAGCTGCTCATGCTGGCGGATATCGTTTCCTTCATGCTGCTACAAATACCAATGAAGTCTTTAGTGGTACTGATTCTGGTATCATTGCAGGTAATCTAAAACTTACAACTGGTACTGCATCCACAACTAATACTACTGGTGACTTAGTGGTTGCTGGTGGTGTTGGAATCACTGGTGCAGTTAATATTGGTGGTCTGTTAGATGTAGATAGCACATTGCGTGTTACTAGTACCTCCCGTTTCGACGATAATGTGGTTTTGCAGGGAGCATCCAAGACTCTGCAACTTAACAACGGATCAGGGACAACCAAGATTGAATTCCAATCTACAACTGGTAACGGATCTCTTGCTGGTACTCTGGATGTAACTAGTAACCTCAACATCAATACTAACAAGTTCAACGTTGTTGCTGCTTCTGGTAATACATCTATTGCTGGCACATTGGGTGTTACAAATATCGCAACCTTCTCTAATAATATTGATGCTAACGGTGATGTTGCAATCTCAGGTAACATTCACTCTGAAAGCACTAATGATATTACTACTGCTAAGAATGGCACAACTGGTGTATGGGAGATTCAATCTAATGACTACGGATCTCTGAGAGTTGATGGTGGTGCATATGTTGCTGGATCTGCTCTGATTGATGGCACACTTCATGTTAACGGCGCTATTGAAGTTAAGGATAGTGCGACAGAGACTGAATCTAGACTTAACTGGTTGAGAGTCAGATACAGAGGTCGTTTCGGTGATACTTATCAGGCAAGTCCTTCCTACGCATCCCATAATACTTCCACCTTAAAAGCACATGGTGGTGCAGGTATTATGAAATCCCTGTATGTTGGTGCTACTGGAACTGATGAAAGATTCTCTGTTGGTAAACTCAATAGTGGAGACACTGAGAAGTTTAGTGTTATTGGCGCAACTGGTAATACAACAATTGAAGGCACACTAACTGTTAATGATAATGTAAATTTAAACGGCACGCTTGATCAGGACGGTGACTTTGCTGTTAGATCGGGAACTACTGATAAATTCTTTGTTACTGCTGCTTCAGGTAATACAAATATTGAAGGCACATTAACTGCTGATGGTCATACCGAGTTGAACTCAACTCTTAATGTTGATAACAATGTCACACTTGGTGCTCAGTTAACAGTTACTGGCACAACCGAGTTTAATAACACCGTTGATGTTGATGCCAACTTTGCTGTTAGAAGTGGTAGTACCGATAAGATGACCGTTGCCTCTTCTTCAGGTAACATTGCAACTGATGGCACACTGGTTGTTCAGGGTCAGACAACTATCAATGACTCTCTCATTGTTGATGCTTCCAATGAAGTCTTCTCCATCAGAAACGGATCTGCTGTTGAGAAGTTTGGTGTTGATGCCGATAACGGTAATACAAATATCATCGGCACCCTGACTGTTGGTGATGCAACTCAGATTAATGACACCTTGGGTGTATCTGATGTTGTAACCTTTACTAGAAATACCGAGCAAACTCTGACTGGTTCTTATGCTGCTGATGGTGCATTCCGTCTGACTGGTGGTGCTGGTATTGCTAGAAATCTTGCTGTTGGCGGTGATGCTAGAGTCTATGGCGGCACTGAATTAACTGGTGCTCTGGATCTTAACAATAGTGCAGACATCTCTGGTGCTCTGGTAACTCACGACAATGTAACTATCACTGCAAATAACAAAACATTTGCTATCCAAAATGGATCTGCTGCTAACAAACTTACAGTAGATACTGATAATGGTAACACTGATATTCGTGGCACCCTAGACATTGGTGGTGATGTAACTGCTGAGTCCAATCTTACTGTTACTGGAAACCTTACTATCAATGGAACGACCACTACTGTCAATTCTACGGTCACAACTCTCGATGACCCTATTATTACTGTGGGTGGTGACACAGCACCAGCGTCTAACGATGGTAAGGATCGTGGTGTTGAGTTCCGTTATTACGACGGCTCTGCGAAAATTGGTTTCTTCGGATACGACAGATCCGCCAACCAATTCGCATTCTTAACAAGTGCAAGTAACTCATCAGAAGTTCTTTCTGGAACTGATGGTCCTCTTCGTGCTGGTAGTCTTAATCTTACTGGTGCTGGTACATCACTTGATGTTGATGCAAACGCAAATATTGATGGCACTCTGACTGTAGATGGTCAGATTATCTCTCAAGTTTCTTCTGGTGCTGCTCTAGTCATTCCTAACACGACTAAGATTAACAACCTGAATGCTGACCTTCTGGACGGTTTGACAACTGCTTCTACAGCAACTGTTTCTACTGTTGTTGCTCGTGACGGTAGTGGAGACTTTGCTGCAAATATCATTACGGTTGCTTCTGGTGTAGGTGCTGCTGCTGGTATTCAAGGTAATGCAACAACTGCAGATGCACTGAGGACTGCAAGAACAATCACTGTTGATGGTGTTGTTGATGGTAGTGTATCCTTTAACGGATCTGCTGATGTAACTATCAGCACTACCTACAACGATGCAGATATCACTGCACTTGCTGCAATGACGGGCACTGGTCTGGTAACAAGGACTGCCGATAACACTTATGCACGACGCACACTTGCTGTCACAGCATCCTCTGGTATTACACTGACGAATGCTGATGGTGTTTCTGGTAACCCAACAATTAACGTTGCTTCCACAGCAAGTAACTCAGCAAACAACCTAGTCCTTCGTGATGGATCTGGTAACTTTGCTGCTGGAACTATTACTGCAGCATTAGTTGGTAATGTCACTGGTCAAACATCTGATATTAGTAATCATGATACCGATGCTCTTTCAGAAGGTTCTACCAATCTTTACTTCACTAATGAGCGTGTTGATGACAGAATCGACGCACTGGTACAAGCAAGCACTGGTATTACTAAGGTATATGATGACACAGCAGGCACCTATACACTCTCTGTAACGCAGGCAGACGTTAATACTGACAATGTAACAGAAGGTTCCACAAACCTCTTTACAACCGCTGCTAGGACCCGCACACACTTCACATACGGAGTAGGCGTAGAACTTAGTGGTGCAGGCGCTCTGAGTGTCACTCAGGCAGACATTGATACCGACAATGTAACTGAAGGTTCTACGAATGTCTTCTACACTGAGGCACGCTTTGATGCAAGTCTTGCAGGTAAGAATACTGCTAATTTGGCAGAAGGTACTAACCTCTACTATACGGATGCAAGAGCAGACGCAAGAATTGCAGCAGCAGATACTGATGATCTAAGCGAAGGTTCTACCAATCTCTATCACACAAGTGCTCGTGCTGATGCAAGAGTCAATTTACAGACTGGTGCAAACCTGGATCTTTCTAGTAAGTCGACTTCTGATCTTTCAGAAGGTACTAATCAGTATTACACTGAAGCAAGAGTACAGACAAAACTGGATAATGCATTTGCTCAACTACAAGCAATGCTCACCAACCTTGCAACTACTACAACTCTAACCTTGAATCTCTCTGGTGATCCTACACCTGGTGCTGCTGTTACTACTTCCGTCACAAATGGTGGTCTGGGAGGATTTACTGCAGGAACTGCTGTCGCCACAACAGGTGGTACAGGTACTTCACTAACAGTTAATACTACTGTTGTTAATGGTATTATTACTGCCGCTGCAGTTAATGCAGGTGGTTCTGGTTTCCTTGTCAATGAGACTGTAACAGTCGCCAATGCTAATGCTGGTAAAGTATTGTCACTGAACCTAGCATCTCTTGCAGGCGGTTCTGGATATACCACTGGAACTGCTCTGGCAACAACAGGTGGATCTGGTTCTGCCTCACTGACTGTTGATATCACTGCCTCTGCTGGTGCAATCACTAACGTTACTATTAACGACGGTGGCACTGGATACGTCGTTGGTGAGACAATCACTATTGTTCAAGCAGGTGGTTCGGGTGGTACAGTTAATGTTGCCACTGTTGCTACTGATGCAACTCTGCAACTGACCGACGTTACTACAATGGAAATTGGTGCAACTGTAACGGGTGCTACCAGTGGCACCACTGGAGTTATTACTGCTCTTGCTGCTAGTGCAATTACTGTCGATACCGTTGATGGATTCTTCAAAGTTGGAGAAGTCGTCAGTGCTAATGATGTTACTACTTTGACTGTCCAATCATTCGCTTGATAACAAATGTCCGCTACAAGACCCGCTTCTAAAACAGAGTTAAAAAACTATGCTCTTCGTAGATTAGGTTTTCCTGCCATCGATATTAACGTATGCGATGAACAATTGGATGACCTAATTGAAGAAGCAGTTGATTACTTTCAAGAGTATGCATATAACGGTAGTTATAAAGCATTCATCAAGATTGAAGTAACCGATGCTATTAAGACTGCCACCAAAACTGGTAGTGCGATGGGTGCTACCGATTGGACAGAAGGGAATGAATATGTATCACTTCCTCCTGGAGTATTAGCAGTTAATCATGTTTATAGTCAGATTGGTGCTTCTAGTGTAACTCCTGGTAATATTTTTAATATTAAGTATCAGATTTTCTTGAATGACATCTATGCAATGACGCATGGACAAATTCTTCATTATTACATGACATCTCAGTATCTTGAGACTCTTGATTGGATTACAAACTCAGACAAAAATCGCAGAGTTAGATTTAATGAATATCAAGGAAGACTCTATCTAGATTTTGATTGGGCGCAACTCCAAACTGGTAATCAGATTGTGGTAGAAGTTTTGATGCGTCAAGACCCTGATACTTACACTGCAATGTATAATGATTCCTGGTTGAAAGATTATGTAGAAGCATTATTCCAACAACAATGGGGTCGTAACCTTAGTAAGTATGACGGTATTCAGATGCTAGGTGGTGTGACTCTTAATGGTCGTCAGATTCTTGAGGATGGCAGTCAGTTCAAGAAAGACCTAGAAGATACTATTCGTAGCACATACGAACTCCCTCCAATGGACTTAATAGGTTGATATGACTTATAGAAACGATCCCCCAGAAAATTGCATTCAGTCGGACTATACAAGTAGTTGCCGACTAAATCTAAACGGTTCTTCTCAGGAACAAATGTTCATGGGTAATCTGATCATTGAGAGTATCGAACTCTATGGTCAGGATATCTATTATCTACCCAGAACATATGTCAATAAAGACACGATTTTTCAAGAAGTAGAAAGTAGTAATTTTACACAGGCACTTGCTATCAGAGCATATGTCAATAACGTAGAAGGATGGGAAGGTCAAGGAGAACTTCTGAGTAAGTTTGGTGTTCGTATCGAAGACAAGACCACCTTTATATTTTCTAGAAGTAAATTTACCGAGAAGGTAGATGACAACGCAGTATTAAATGTAGAAGGTCGTCCTAATGAGGGTGACCTTATTTGGTTTCCAACAACAAAACATTTGTTTGAGATTAAGTTTGTAGAAGCAGAAAGACCTTTCTATCAGTTAGGTAAGGGTTATGTCTGGGAATGCCAATGCGAACTCTTTGAGTATAGTGACGAAAAACTTGATACTGGTGTTGCAGCAATTGACGCTATCGAAACTGCCTTCGCCAATTCTATTAAGTTGGTTATGGATGCTGGCGGTTCAGGAGACTTCACAGTTGGTGAAGAAATTGTCGGTGATCTATATCTTGCTGCAGCAACAGCAGCAATCACTGGGGACGCAGTAAGTTCCTTTACAATCACTGATGGTGGTGAGCACTATAAATCAGCATTGCCACCTACAGTTACTATTACAGGAGGTGGTGGAAGTGGAGCGACGGGCACGGCTGTTGTATCGGCTACAGGTATTGTTACTGGCATTACTGTCACAGCTGGTGGTACTGGTTATACTAGTGCCCCATCTGTCACGATTGACTACTCTCCAAAAGACTCTAGAGCAGAAGTCAAGTCCTGGAATAGTGGAACAAGAGAACTCCAAGTCATTAATAGAACAGGAACCTTCAATACTTCAGAAACAATTAAGGGAATAACATCAGGTGCTCTCTGGAGTCCTGAATCTTATAACACTCTAAATAATACTAATACCGCTGATAGCATTGACCAGAACTATAGTTTTGAAACTGCTGATGACGATATTATAGATTTCACTGAAGGCAATCCCTTTGGTTCTGTTGGGTCCATTACTGATACTACAATCTGATGTTAGGCACATATTCATATCACGAGATTTTTAGAAAGACTATTGTAGCGTTCGGTACGTTGTTCAATAATATTGAACTTCGTCGCTCTACTGAAGTGATGAAAGTTCCTTTGGCATATGGTCCAAAGCAAAAGTTTCTAGCACGTTTAGACCAAACTCCTGACCCTACAAACAAAAGGGTTCAGATTACTGTGCCTAGAATCTCTTTTGAGATTAATGGCATCACATATGATTCTACTAGGAAGGTATCCCCAACTCAAAAAATTAAAATTGCCAAAGATAATGATGAAAATAAGAATGTGTTTATGCCCGTTCCTTATAATCTATCATTTGAGTTAGCGATTATCTCTAAAAATCAAGAGGATGGATTACAAATTTTAGAACAAATTTTACCATTCTTCCAACCTCATTACAATTTATCAGTAAAACTTTTACCAACGTTAAATGAAACTAAGGATGTTCCTGTAGTTTTAAATAGTGTTGGTTACGAGGATGATTATGAAGGTGATTTTTCTACTCGTAGAGCAATCATTTATACTCTTCAATTTACTGTTAAGACATACCTATATGGTCCTGTTACAGACGCGAAGATTATCAAAAAAGCAATTACAGACATTTACACCGATACAAATACTGCAACTGCACCAAGAGATGTTCGTTATACCATCCAACCAGATCCAATCGATGCTGATGCAGACGATGATTTTGGATTTGGTATTGTTGATGAAGACTTTACCGATAACAAGAAACGTAATCCCGTAAGCGGAGCGGATGAGGATATTTAATTATGGGCAATCCTTTTGATGGACTAAATGATGCTTTTGGAGCAGAACCTTCTGAACTCCAGAAACATGTTGAAAAAGTGAAACCTGAACTTAAGAAAACAGATACTCCTGATGTGAGGCAGGATTATGAGTACTCTCGTGCTCAACTTCACAACTTAGTAATGAAAGGTCAGGAGGCAGTAGATGGCATACTTGATGTGGCACGAGCGTCAGATCATCCTCGTGCTTATGAAGTTGCAGGTCAGCTTATTAAACATGTAGCAGATACTGCTGACAAACTCATTGACTTACAAAAGAAAATGAAGGATTTAGATGCAGAGGATAAAAAGTCGAGCCCGTCTACTGTTAATAACACGATGTTTATTGGTAGTACTGCGGACTTACAAAAGATGTTAAAGAAGCAAAAAGAGATAAATAATACGGACACGAATTAACAAGACATGACAGTATTAAATGTTTTAAGCACAAATGCAATCGCTGCTGCTGCTACTGAGTATCAAGTTGTACAGACTGGATACTATCGCGT